CGCAGCGAAATCAACCATGGTTAGAGGTCCAGGACAGCGTTGGTCGAGGGAGTGGTAACGGGTTCTTCGACTTCCACAGGAGCAGCCTTCACAGCCCGGATGTTGACTGGGAAGCGCTTCAGGAAGTCATGGATGCCAGGTTTGTCGCCGAGCGGCGGCAAGGGCGTCGGAGGCGGGGGCGGAGGAGGGAGCACTTCATACGCGACGGGCTTATCAGGCAGCGGCGGCAGGGGCTCGTAGACGGGCTTGGGCAAGCCGGCGCCGGCCTTCGACGTGGTGGGTGCAAGAATGCCTTCAGCGTTGAGACGCATGACCGGCGAGCTGATGGGCTCGATGGTCTTCTCGATGTGGCCATGGGCGATCTGCAACGTAGTCAGCTGGGCTTCCAGCGCCCGGGCTTCGACCTTGGCGAGGCCGGCTGCTTCGTTGTCCCCAGCGTTGGTGGCCTTGATGCTGCGCTCGACGGCGTCGTTGAAGGCCTTCAGCAGTCCTTCATTGCGACGGGTGAGATAGTTGCGGCGTGCTGAGGCCATGCGCTGGTTGCGTTCGATGGACGAAGCGTACTTCGCCAGCACCTCCTTGGGCCAGCTCTTGTTGAACCGGCAGCGCAGCGAGTTCATCGTGCGGCGCACGCGATCCGGGTAGAGGTTGCAGCCAGGCAGCTCGTCGAAGGTGTAGACCGCGAACATCTTCTCATAGTCGATGCCCAAGAAGGTGGCGACGAGACCAGCCTTCTCAATCGCGGGAACCGTATTCCCACACAAGATGGACTTGCACAAAGTGTCAGAATAGAAGCGCCGAAGGCCATTATAGAATGACACAGGACGCTTGGGCAGCGTAGTGAGCAGGGCTTCCCACTTCCTCTGGCGCAGGGCTTCCAGCGGCTTGAGATTCGCCCGGATGTCGAGCGTGGTGTTCGGCTGCGGAAGGACGACCTTGCGATTCAGCAAGGTGTCCAAGACATCGTAGTACCGCGCATCGATCCGTCCGTAGAGCTGCCGAAGCGTGTGCGAACGCATCGTCCTCTCGTAGCTTTGCTCAGACAGAGTCTGTGGATTCGTGGTGTAGGTCGCGATGTGCAGCAGGAACTTCTCGAACGGGAAGCCCATGCGATCGAACCAGGTCGTCCACGTCTTGTACGGCGGCATCGTGACGCCCTGCTGCCAGACGGCCCACAATTCGACCGAGATTGTCTCAGGACGTTCGCGGGTCATGATGAAGGACTGCCAAGCTCCGGTGACGAACTTGGAGAGCTTCCCGCTGGTCTTCAGCTCTTCGAGATTCTTGTGTTGTTTCATGGGCTCACCATCAGTTCGGGATCAAAGATCCGAGGATTGGTTGGCATAGGAGGGATGACGAACCCCGGTGGGAAGATCGTCCGGCCCTTCTCATCACGAGGCAGGGGAGGCTGGCCGGATTGAGCACGAAGTTGAATGTAGTCTTTCTTATAGTCCCGGCGCCAACGGTACTCTTCAGCTTTCTCGGGTGTGACAGAAGCAGCGACACCTTCGGTGCGACGCTGCTTCATGCGCCAAGCAGCCTTCTTCTTGTCCTGGGCCTTGCGAGCTTCGAGGATAACGGCGATGTAGTCCTCGAGGGTGTGGAGGTCAGGGTGGTTGAGGAATCGAAGCGCCAGCATCACCGTCTTGTCATCGACGCCGAGGAGCTTCACAACAGCCGGAAGATCCTGAATCCAAGGCGCCCGACGGCCATACTTCCAGTTACGCCAGGTCTCCAAGGGAATAGAAGCAGGCTTCTTCAAGGTCTTGATGAAACGCGACCACAACTCGGTGCTCACCTTGGTGGGCAGCTCGTGGAAGGTCGGTTCGGTGTCAGCGGGTTTCATAATCAGAATCGTGATCGTTATCAGGGTTGGGGAAGGCGCGGACCTCGTTCAGATTGGAACCGCACAGGCAGCGCCATGGTGGTCTTGTCGATGTGGATGACGCTGCCGCAGCGAGGGCAGATGATCGTCACGCTGCCACTGATCACCAGGCCGGCGCTGATGCCGAAGCCGATGTCCTCTTCGTAGCCGCAGCCGATGGTGGCGCAGCCGAAGTGGATGAGGGTTGAGTTACCGACAGGCATCAGACGGCCGTCTGGGACGAGGTGGTGACGACAGGCACCTGGAAGATGAAACCTTCCGGGTGGGCCTCGGTGTAGACCTGGATTGAAATGTTCCAGGCCAGGGCCAAGTCGTCGAAGGTCATGTCGGAGACCCACAGGCTGGTGACCCGCATGGTGGGGTCGACGGGCGGATCGCTCTGCAGGTCGAGCGTGCACTTCTGGAAGACGCCCTGGATCGCGAGCTTGGCTGCAGTGGGGTCGTTGAACCTGGTGCCCAGAAGGGCGCCGCGGATGTCGCTGCCCCAAGCCGGATCGAACTGGTCCTGGCCCGGCACGGTCATCAGGTTCTTGTAGATCTTCTGCACCAGGTTGTAGGCCTGGTCTACGAAGTCGACGTTGGGCCAGGTAGCGGGGTAGAGGCGACCATCGGCGTCAGCCTGAACAATGAGAAGATCCAGCGGCATGGCTGTGGTCCTGTGAGGGGATGAACGGGACGATAGAGAGGACTCGTCAGAGTCAAGAGAGTCCTAATAAACAATAGACGCTCAGGCACCGGGTTTGAGTTCTCCACAGGTCGAGAGCGAAAAACAGGATCATTTACGTCGTACTCATATTGTCAGCGACGCCGTCTCTATGGTTAGGAGAACGCGGGCATTTATACTACTAGACTTAGAACAAAATACTGGGGGAAGATGGCTACGGGGTCCATAGCCAGACTGAAAAAGATCTGTTCTTCTGTATGGACACAAAAGTGAGATTTTTATGAGTTCGTATGGAGTCTAAAATCAATACTGGCGAGTTCTGATCTTCAACCCTTTTGTGTCCATACACCCGAACAGATCTTTTCTCTTAGGGCTATGGAGCCCGTATCCCAGCTGAATGCACTTTTTCCTGTAAACCACTGCGCCACAAGTACCCCGTTCTCCTAACCATAGAGACGGCGTCGCTGACAATATGAGTACCATGTATTTTACTTATATCGATGACGATTTTTATCCTTTCGCCACCACTTCCTGGTCTCATTTTCGAGCACCATAAACTTCTCCACGTCGCGGTGAGTTTTCCACAACGTTTCGTGCCCACTTCCGGGACACGTCACAAGATGCTTGCCATCTTCGTTAGTGCCCTAGTATGAGCCCACCTCAACCTGGAATCCCTATGACCGACCCCGTCGATCCCAACCTTGCTGAGCGCAACGCCGCGCTCGCTGAACTGACTGCCAAGCTGGCCCATCTGGACGCCCAGATCGAGGCCCTCGGCGAGGCCGCCCAGGACAAGCGCCGGAAGCTCCGCGAGGAGTACCGCGCCGCCCACGAGAAGCGGTTCAGCGACGTCGACTACAAGCGCGCCCTGGTCGGCGCCAAGAACGAGCACGCCGTGACCGTGAAGGGTGTGGTCTCGTTCTTCATCCGTGCCCCGAACGCGGCCACGACCCATGCGGTGGACAAGTTCATCGCCGAGCCCGTCCTGCAGGATGAAACCGATAAGACCAAGGGCACGCCCATGGGGCCTGTCACCGAGGCTGAGCGCATGCTCATGGCCTGGGTCGTCGCCGTGCACCTGCTGGCTGACCCGTCGGCCAAGCGCCAGGACATCGAGCAGCTTTCTCCCGGCCACCGCCTGCGCATGGTGCGCGGACTGCCTGAGAGCCTCATCCAGCGCGTCGCCGAAGAGTGCAGCCTGCTGCAGAGCTGGCTCAACGTGGTCCTGGAGATCGAACTGGGAAACTTCTAAGCGATCCCTTCGTCTGGTACGCGGTGAACGCGGACATCGATGGGATCGCGCCATTCTCAGAAGAGCCACGAGAACGCCTGCGCTTCATGGTCTACGAACACCGGATGTTCGTCGAGGCCCTGAAGACCAAGGCGTTGTTGATCGCCGCCATCAATCCCGAGCGCGCCGAGAAGGCTGCGCAGGATTACATGGAAGCCGCGATCCCGATCAGCGAGGAAGCGCGCGACGAGCAGATGCGTGCGCGTGAGCGTCAGCTCGCTGAGCTGGCTGACATGAAACCCATCCACCTGAGCCAGCTCAAGGCCGGCCCAGCGATGGAAGGCTCGAAGGAGTGGGTGGCGACGAGTATGCACCACCCACGCTAGGCCTTTGCATTCACCGTCCGCTGCCATGGCGAATCTCTATCGAGCTGCTTGATCTCCACGCCTTTCCTAGCACAGGCTGTGACGGTGTCCCAGCTCGAGAGGTTGAAGATGCAGCCTCCAGGCATGGTGATGAAGGCTTCCCATCGTTCCACATCCTGTCGGCGCCAGAATCCGTCTGCTGTTGAAATATCTTCTGCTTCACATGGGTAGCCCGCATCGGTTAGACGCTTTGCGAGACGTTGCTTTGGGCTCATCTGGCAGCCATCGCTTGGTGCCGCTCGCAGGGTTCGTCCTCAGAGCAGCAGTCGGTGATGCCGTAGCGAACGCCATCGACGATGCAGGGCTTCAACCACACGCGCTCACCGAAGGGATTGGTGACGAGCATGTCCTTCTGCCAGCGTAGCGCTGCGAGCAGTTCCTTCGCTTCATCCACAGTGGGTGGGGTCGCATCGAGCGACTGCACCATCTTCGACATTGTCATGTTGGCCTCCTAGTTCAGTGAGGGTTTGACCTGCTCCCAGGTGGGCGCAGGTCGATTGCGTGCGGCCTCTTCCGTAGCCATGCGCTTGATGATCTCGTCGACCACTGCAGCGTTGAGCGGCCTGGCCAGCTTTGCATCGAGGTAGGCGAACGAGTAGTGCTCGAGCCTCAGCCGCGCATCCACGGCCTTTGCCATCACCTCGTCGAAGACGAACAGCTCGGGCTCCACAGGATCCATGGCCATGATGGGCTTGCCACCACCAGCGATGACCGACGGCGCGTCACCGACGATGTCCCTGATGAATCGCATCATGCACTCCTTGGGGTTGCTGCTCTCCGTGGCGAAGAAGCGGACGTGCCTGAGGCACGGATAGCTGGACATAAGATTGCTCCTTTGGGTTACTCTAACCCTTATCTCAGCATCCACGGTGGATTTCACCTCCCCATCGCTTTTCTTTACCTCTAGCGCCCGTATTCTCCAGCCCATGGCCCCAACCCACCCCAGCGAAGCTGAAACCCGCCAGCTGCCCGCGTTGAAGAGCCCGTCGGCCGCCGAGCGCGACCTAATGGCCTTCCTCGAGTCAGCCGGCCAGGGCTGCATCAGCGGCAACGTCGCTGACTGGCCCCAGCTCAAGCCTGCCTGCCGTTGGGCTGCTGAAGAGATCAAGCGTCTGAGGGGTTTGAAGTGATCACCTCGGCGCTAGCCGTGCTCGATCAGCGGAAGCTGGCTGCCTGGGGTCGCAACGGTGTGGCACCAGCACTGCTCGGCTTGGGCAGTGGGTTGCTGGGTGGCGCGCTGTTCGGTCACCTTGGCGCTGCTGAGCACCAGATGCCCCACCACGAGGTCGCTGCGGACACGGCGTCGGACGACGCTGCTGCCTTCTACGCTGATCGCGACGTCGACATGATGCCTCGCGGCTTGCCTGAGCACGCTGGACCAGCCGGCCCGGCCCTGCCGCATGCTCTCGACCCCTACATCCATGATGGCAAGCCCGGTTGGCTGCCGCCGGTGACGAGCCCGAACGCTGTCGAGATCCTCAACCGCTACGGCACGCTGCCCGACAGCGCCAAGGTGACCGCGGTTGAGACGCTCACCAACACCTTCGACCCACAGCACACTGGCCATCCGACCATCGATGCTTCGTCGGCCCATGCACCCGAGACCGAGCACGCCATCCGTGACGCCCTCAATGAGCAGGGCGGGCGCTATTCGTTCGTGCCCAACAGCACGATCGATGCTAAGATCCACGAAGGCCTCCAACCGATCTGGCCGGTGCTGGACAAGACGACGCTGCCTGAAGAGCGCCAGCTGTCCGAGGTGCTGCAGGCCCACGCCCGGTCGCTGCCCGAGTACCAGGCGATGCAGGGAAAGCTCCACTACTGAGTGCCCCTTCCGTGAGGCCCCTAACAGCGTAACCTGTGGGCCATGGCCATCGGCGACCAGAACCCGTTCGCGTTGAATCAGAGCGAACAGCTCTTGCGTGACATCCGTGACGAGCTGAAGACGTCCCGCCAGACCAGCGGCGCGTCTTCGACCTCGTCCGGCCGGCCCAGCCCTGCCTTCATCTCCGCCCAGCAGACCGTCGATCGCATGGTGGCTGGCGAGTGGGCCACCCTCGGTTGGGCCAACGCCTACCAGACGTCGATCAAGTCCTCGCTCGCCAATGACCTGATGGGCGCGATGAACCTGCGGGCCGCCCCGCAGTCGTTGTGGCAGCGCGAGTACGAGACGATGACGCGGTCGATGTTGACCGATCGCATCGCCTCGTTCCCTGCTGACCTGATCATGCCCGGCTTTGGCCGCCGCTCTCGCGACATGGGCGCGCAGATCTACCAGCTCTCGAGCCGGTTCAACCGCAGCGGCGACAACCTCGACACCAACTTCCATGCGGCCATGAACCTGGGCCGCGACCTGCAGATCGGTGCAGCCACCGACATGCGTCTCAGTGGTGGCGACTACAGCGCCATCATGCAGCAGAGCGCCAGTGCGGGCCAGTTCGACTTCGCTGGTGGCATCGGCGACGTGAAGACCCAGTTCACCGAACTGCGCAACGCCGTCGCTGACCTGACCAAGACGATGCGTCTTGGCGCCGGCGAGGTCGCCCAGACCATGGGCGCTTTCCGCCAGTTCGGCATCACCGACGTGGCTGACCAGAAGCGCATGGCCGAGCGCCTCGCGGTCTCAGCGCGCGTCGCTGGCATCTCGACGCCTGAGATGGCTGGCATCGTCCGCACGGGCATCGAGAACGGCATGCAGCTCGGGCTCGGCGCCCAGGGCTCAGCCGCTCTCGCTGAGAACCTCGCTATGGGCGCACGCACTGCGTCGCGCTCTGGCCTCATCTCCTCCCACGTCATGGCTGCTGCTGGCGGCGTGCAGGGCATGGTGCAGGCGCAGGAGAACGCGATCAACCAGTTCGCTGGTTCTACCGCTGGTTTCTACACCTTGCTTGGTGGCGCGGCTGGCTCGACGGGCAATGCGCTCAACGACATCCTCTCCGGCATCGGAACCACCGGCGGCACGCTCGGTGGCATCGTCGCGGCCGAGTCGCGCCGCATGGACCTGATGGGTGGGCTCAGCGGTGGCCAGCGGTCGCGCCTGTTCAATCGCAACATCCAGCAGCAGATGGGCATGCTCGGCATCGATCCCAACAGCGCCGAGGCGACCGATTATGCCTTCAGCCTGGTGCGCGGCCAGATGGGCGACGCAGCCGGCCTGGCCTATGCTCGCCAGAACTTCTCAGCTGAGGGTCGTCGCCAGCGCTGGGCTGATTCGTTCCGCACCGAGATGGGCGTCATCAACCAGGGTGCACAGCGCGACTACCAGCTGAAGATGGAGAATGAGACGATGTTCGGCCAGGTCCGTCAGATGACGGGCCAGCTCGGCGCCGGCGTCGCGGGCTTCGGTCAGGGTGCAGGCCGCGTGGCGAACTGGGTCGGTCGCCAGGTGGGCGGTTGGTTCAGCGACAGCGCCACCACCTTCGGCAACGCCGTCGACGCTCTCAACCTCAATGGTGATGACGCGCTCTCGGCTGAAGCGGCTGCTGGCGCGAGCATGGAGGCATTCCGTTCGTCTCAGTCAGGCAACAGCCGCGAGCAGAAGATCCGCCTCACCGGTTCAGTCACCACCAGCCAGGCTCTGCTGGGCAACGCGCTCTCCATCGGCGGAGGTCTCGGCGGCGCCTACTTCGGTGCCAAGATCGGTGCTGGCATCGGCACGTTCGGCGGCCCAATCGGCACGATCGTCGGCGGCCTGCTCGGCGCCGGCGTCGGCTACATGGCCTCGGGCCTCATCGCTGGCCATGCCAAGCCCAACGAGATGGTCGGCGACGAGGCCTCGAACTATCTGCGTGCCTTCCAGGGCTCGACGGGCGGCATCAGCCAGCGCGCGTCGAACATCGCCAACGGCAACGAAGCCCAGGTGCTCAACGCACTCTCGGGAAACCAGGCGTTCAAGCAGCTCATCGAGAAGAGCAGCCGCGGCAAGCTCAGCGACAGCGAGAGCCGTGAGATGGCCCGCCTGGCTGGCGAGGCCGGCAAGGCCACTGGCGTGTCCACTGACGACGTCATGGGCGTGGCCCGGTCGCTCGGTGTCGACATGCAGATGCAGGACAGCTACAACTCCGCATCGTCGGGCGCCAAGCGCTACGAGAAGACGATGATGGATGTGATGGACGGCGTCGAGAGCAGCAAGCTCTCCATCGCCAGCAGCGAAGTCGCGTCTGGTGTGCAGAGCTACGCCAAGGCCGTCAACGACACCGAGCGCAACAAGGCCCGGGCGCAGCTCACCTCAGCCGGCATCACCGGCCGCGGCATGGACAACCTGCTCAAGGAGGTCGACAGCCTCGACACCAATGCGCGCAACCAGCTCGCCTCCGACGCCAGCGATTACGTCAGCCGTCGTGGCAGCACTGCTGTGAACAAGCGGCTCAGCGCGTTCAATCGCGTCGCTGAGAACCTGGCCAGCGAAGCTGGTGCGATGAACCAGGCCGGCGGCATGGAGGCTTACAACCGCATCAAGGAGCTCGAGAAAGACCCGCAGGCGATCATGGACGTGGTCATGGGCCGCGGCGACCCCAAGGACGCTGCGCTGCGTGATCTGCTCATCCGCCAGGACGACACTGGCACGATGGGCAAGCTCAAGGAGCTGGGCTCGATCGAAGACCTGATGGCGACCAGCTCGGACGACAAGCTGCGCACCATGGGGTTGAGCCCTGAGACGCTGAAGACGCTGCGTGATAAGATCGGTGAGAACACCACGGCAACGCCGGCCCAGAAGAGCGCCGCGTTCCGCTCAGCCGCGGCCACCATGCTGATCGGCCAGAGCAGCGCGGTGAAGCAGGCCAGCGATCCGACCAACGTCGCAGCCAACAACATGCTGCTCGCCGCGAACATCCTGCGTGAGATCCAGAGCAAGATCTCGACCGACACCTCGACCAAGGGCAAGAAGTGATCAACATCTTCGGCAACGGCGTGCTCGTCTCGCGGCGCTCCCAGGTGTGGGGCACCGGAGCTGTGTTCACCAAGACCGGATCGCAGCAGAACGCCACGATCACGCAGCCCATCGACGAGGCCAAGACCAACATCTTCCCGATCAACAACCCGGGCGGCCAGTGGGGCGCCCAGTACCCCAAGCCCACCGCGACGAGCGGGAAGTAGGATTCCATGACCGATCTCGCCATCTCGCCTGTCGTCACGCCGCTGACGGCGACCAAGTCCGCCCCGATGGCCATCACCTTCGCGGCCAACGCGTCGGGCATCAACCCGCCCTTCACCTACGCTTGGGACTTCGGCGACGGCAACTCCTCGACCAATGAGACCGGCAGCCACAGCTACGTCGCCGGCGGCACCTACACCATCCGTCTCGTCGTCACCGATTCGCTGGGACGCACGGCGTCGTGGTCTGAGAGCTACGTCGTCAACCCGGTGCTCGTCCCCAACTTCTCCGCCGTCGTCACGATCGGTGTGGGCGGCACGAACAGCACGCAGTTCACCGACGCCACCGCTGGTGGCACTGCGCCATACACCTGGGCGTGGGAGTTCGGCGACGGCCAGACCTCGACGGCGCAGAATCCGTCGCACGTCTATGCCGAGGCCGGCTCGTACATCGCCAAGCTGACCGTGACCGACACCGATGGCCACGTCGCTTCGGTGCGCGCGATGGTCAACGTCACCAACCCGATGACGGTGGCGATGACGGCCGAGCCTGTGCTGGGCTCCGAGCCGCTGCTGGTGAACTTCACCGCCTCGGCTGCCAACGGCACGGCGCCGTACACCTACACCTGGGACTTCGGCGACAACACCTCCGGCACCGGCCCGGTCGTTTCGCACACCTTCGACTCCGACGGCGTCATCGAGGTCAAGGTCCACGTCGTCGATGCCCTCGGCCACGACACCAGCAACCGCATCGTGGTCGACATTCTGCAGCTGCTGGCCGTCGATCCTGACCGCATCCCCGAGAAGGGCACCGTTCCCTTCCCTGTCACCTTCTATTCCAACGCCAACGGCGGCGAGCGGCCCTACAAGTACCTCTGGGACTTCGCCGACGGCTCGACCTCGACCGAAGAGAACCCGGTGCACAACTTCCTCATTCCGGGCTACTACAACGTGCGCCTCACCATCATCGATGGCTTGGGTCGCCAGGCGACCAACGTCGTCGCGGTGGACGCCGGCCGGGCGCCGACGATCGTCTCGACCACGGTGTTCCTGAACTACATGACGATCTACGGCATCCCCTTCACCATCTTCGGGCAGTGAGCCATGGCCATCAACGTCACGCCTGTTCTCAACCCCGCGTCCGGCACCAAAGCCGCACCGCTCATCATGGACTTCGCCGGCGTGGCCGGTGGAACCTATCCTCCTTTTTCTTACCTCTGGCGCTTCGGCGACGGCTACACCTCGCAGCTCCCGGTGGGAACGCACGAGTACCTCCACGGCGGCACCTACGACGTATCGCTCGTCGTCACCGACGCGCTGGGTCACACCGCGAGCTGGTCTGAGAGCTACGTCGTCAACCCGGTGCTCGACGCGGCCTTCACCAGCGTGGTCACCAACGGTCCTGGCGGCACCAACAGTGTGCAGTTCACCGACGCCACCACCGGCGGCGATCCGGCCTACAGCTATGCTTGGGACTTCGGCGATGGTTGGACTTCGACCGCGCAGAATCCGTCGCACGTCTATGCCGAAGCTGGCAGCTACGTCGTGCGCCTCGTGGTCACCGACAGCCTCAGCCGCATCAGCCGCACGCTCGAGAACATCGAGATCACCAACCCGATGACGGTGGCGATCACTGCTGTGCTGCAGCCGGGCTCCAACCCGCAGACCTACGACTTCACCGCGGCCGCTGCCAACGGCACCGGGCCGTACACCTACGCTTGGGACTTCGGCGACGGGCACACCGCCACCGGGGCGAGCGTCTCGCACAGCTACCCCAAGGGTGGCCAGTACGCCGCCTCGGTCGCCGTGGTCGATGCTCTGGGCCACGACACCGGTGCAGCCGCGTTCATCAACATCGTGCCGGCGCTCTTCGCCGATCCGGTGCGGATGCCCGAGCTGGGCAAGTCACCGTTCCCCTCGACCTTCTATGCGCGCGTCTCCGGCGGCCGCGGGCCGTACCGCTTCGCCTGGGACTTCGCCGACGGTGAGACGTCGACCGAGGAGAACCCGGTCCACTCGTTCAAGATGCCTGGGTTCTACAACGTCACCCTGGTCATCGTCGACAGCCGCAACACGCTGTTCTCCACCGTCGTGGCTGTCGACGCTGGCGCTGGCCCGCTGCCCACCGAGGTGCCGCAGATCACCAGCCCGCTTGATGTGACTGCGCGCATCGGCGAGCCGTTCTACTACAAGATCACGGCGAACCACCAGCCCACGTCGTTCGGCGCTAGCGGATTGCCGGCCGGGCTCGGCTTCAACAGCCAGACCGGCGTCATCTCGGGCTATCCCACGACCTCGCCCACCAGCTGCACGATCTCGGCCACCAACGTCGTCGGCACGGGATCGGCCACGCTGAACCTGCATTTCGCCCCGTCGATCAACTCCTCGCTTATCGCCAATGCCCCCGTCGGCTCGCCCTTCAGCTACCAGATCACGGCGCTGAACAGCCCGACCTCGTTCGATGCGTGGAACCTGCCGGACGGCGTCTCGGTGAACCAGACGACCGGCCTGCTCTCTGGCACGCCGAGTGGGATCATCCGCACGAAGATCAAGGCGATCAACGGCGTCGGCTTCGACATCAAGGAGCTGGCGATCTCGCTCGCTCCGGGCGGCGGTGGCGGCGACTTCCTCACCGGCCAGGAGATCAACCTCCAGCAGGGTCTCGACCAGACCTTCACGATCGCCTACACCGGCACGCCGACGATCATCGAGAGCGGCCCGCTCCCGGATGGCCTGACGCTCAACGGTAGCAACGGCAACATCTCGGGTTTGCCCACCGTTTATGGCGACTTCGTCGTCGCTGTCAGCATCACTTACTCGGACCACGTCTCTGCTGGTTCGATGATCCTGCACATCGCCCAAGCCTTCGTGCCCGAGTTCACGTTCATCAACGATCCGCTGACCTGGCACGAGGGCGTCTACAACCAGCTCAACCTCACGCTGGCACCGAATCCGTTGCCGGTGACGTGGGACATCCAGAACCTGCCGCCGAACATCTACGACTACCAGTACCCGAGCAGCGACCACATCATCTACGGCGTGCCCTACGGCTCCGGCGTCTTCGAGGTGTCGATCACCGCGACCAACTGGGCTGGCTCGACCAACATCATCGTGCAGATCACGACCGACGTCTCGAGCTTCCAGGTCTCGAACACCGGCACGGCCTTCGACGACATCTACGCGCCCTCGGACCAGGGCTTCTACAGCCAGAACTACGACGGGGCTGGCCCGGTCGACTTCAACCCCGGTGGCTATGCCACGCCCGGGCCGGTGCGCGTCTACCGCGCGCAGAACGACAGCAACAAGGCGATCTTCTACTTCGAGACCTACCAGTGCTGGCTGATCGACGACACCTCGACGTTCGTCGGTGGCCCGCCCTTCGCCGTGTTCCCGACCAACAACCAGGCCTCGCCGCCCGAGGGCAGCTGGAACAACTCGCCGTTCCACACCGCGGTCGTCACCCGGGTGTAACATGGCCGATCAGCCCCAGCCGCAGCAGCCCGCGCCGAACCCGGTCTTTATCAAGGCCGAGGGCGATGCTATGCTGCAGCTGGCCCAGACGCTCAAGGCGATGGTTGAGAGTCCTGCGTACGCTGACGCATCCAATCCCTCCTGGTGGAAACGCCACTTCGGCTGAAAGATCCTATGCTCTTCGCTGACGTCTCCTTGCTCAATGCCCAGGCCCAGGTCGTCCGCGACGCTGCGGTGAACGGCACGCTCATCCTCAAGAGTGGCACCGGACAGACCCTCGCCACGTTCGCTCTGGGGGCCGCGCCGTTCGCTGCTCCCATCAACGGGGTGATCAACCTGGCCACGCCGCTCCTCGCCACCGCGGTCTTCACCGGCACCGCCACCTACTTCGAGCTCTACCGCTCGGATCTGTCGCTCATCCTGCGTGGCAGCGTCGGCATCGCCGCCGGCGACCTCGTCCTCACCGACACCGCCGTGGTCACGGGCTACAGCATCCGCATCGACACCCTGGCCTACGTTGCGCCCGAGGTCTGATCCATGCCGCTCTTCAACACCACCCACCCGAGTTACCAGCCGCACTTCCTGCGCAACCTGGTCAACGATGTCACGCCCGATCCGAACGCTGGCCCGGTGCGGCCGCGAATCCGCACCGACTTCGGCCAGTCGACGCAGGCCTCTGCCATCGTTGCTGAGAAGCCTGCCAGCCTGTCGACCTACAACATCTCGGGCTACTTCGCCACCGTGCGCGCCGCGCTCGTCATCAACGCCATCTCCATGGGCGCCTACGACGCCGGTGGCCTGCCGCGCTACCTGGCTGCCCAGCTGCCGACGGCTGAAGACCCGTCGCCCACCACCGATGCGAACACCTCGGCCTATTCCGACCTGCAGGTGATGAGCTACTTGCCGCCGCAGACCGCGCCGAGCCAGGACACCTTCGCCAACCTCAACGACCCGACCAAGCGCGAAGCCGCGATGACCAGCCTGTCGGATACGATCCACCGCACCTCAGCGGCCCAGACGCAGAGCCTGGACAACGTCATCCCCTCGAACCTGCCGCTCATCCCCTTCGTGCCGTCCGTGCCGCCGTGGGGTAACCTGCTCTGCAACCAGAGCCAGTTCGGGGTCACCATCCAGACCAACGCGGTGGCGCTGAACCCGGGCACCGGGTCGACCGTGCTGCAGCCGTCCAACGTGCCGGGCTTCGTGAGCCAGTGAGCGCTTTGCTGCCCCGCTTCCGGGGGTAGACTCCCGCCATGCCCGCTGATCCGTCGACCATTCCAGCCTCGGCGACGGTCACCAACCTGCTGACCGAGCCGCTGGCGCTGGCAGGCCTCAAGACCTTGGCCCCAGCAGAAGCCCGCCTTGTTGATCTGGCAGCCTTTCAGCTCGCCCAGCGTACGTTGGTCTGGAACGCGATCTGCAACGCCTACCTGAAAAGCCTGGTGAACGTGAGCGGCACCCCGTTGGAGGTCGACGACCTCGCCACTGGGCAGCAGGGCGTCCAGAACATCGGCGGTCACGGGACCGGCCTCGACGTGGTCGACGTCCCCGGAGGCCTGGGCCTGCCGGCCTCGGTCACCATCACCAACCTGGGCACGACCCCGCTGGCCCTGGCGGGCATCAACCCCTTCCTGACCAGCGTCACCATCCATCTCTCGCTCCTGCCCATCAACCAGCAGTCGCAGATCTGGAACACCCTGATCGCAGCGCGCGATGCCGGGCTCATCTCGAGCCCGGGCCTCACCGTTGGAGTCCAGGTCGGCTTCACCGGCCACCAGGGCAATGACAACGCGGGTGGGCACGGCAACGGCGGGCAGCGCACGCTTCTGGTAGCGACCTGATGGCCTCGTTCATCCAATCCCTAGCGGCCTTGTTTCAGGTGCCAAACTGGCGGTCTGCCCAGTTCACAATCGACACCACGAAGGCCGGCACGCCATCGAACCAGTTCCAGCTGCCGTTGCTCGCCGCTGGCGCCTTCAACTTCTTCGTCAACTGGGGCGATGGCAACGAGGAGCAGATCACCGCGTATGATCAGCCACAGACGCTGCATACCTACGCGTTGCCTGGCATCTACAATGTCAGCATCCGCGGCAACTGCGACGGCTGGGCGTTCAACAACACAGGGGACTGTCTCAAGGTGATGACGCTGTCCCATTGGGGCAGCTCGATCCGCTGGCGTGGCAACGGTCCCTGGTACGGCTGTGCCAACATGACGGTCACAGCGACGGACGCGCCATACTTCGGCCACAACGTCGACATCTCTGACTTCTTCGACGGTTGTTCAGCCCTCACAACGCCGGTCAACCTTGCTGCCTGGGATATGAGAACCGTCGTTGCCGCTGCCGGAGCCTTCGCAGGATGCCCTCTCATAGACGCGAACCTCGGGGCTTGGGACATTCACCAGGTTGTCAACAAAAGTCGGTTCTTTCAAGGCGCCCACGCATTCAACAACGGGGGATCGCCATCGATCAACGATTGGTACCTGGGATTGACGACCGACTTGAGCTACATGTTCGATGCAGCCTGGGCGTTCGATCAGCCTATTGGAGATTGGAATACCGGGCTCGTGACAACCATGCGGGCGACTTTCCGAGATGCCCAAGCGTTTGATCAGAATATCGGCGTCTGGGACACGCACAGCGTTCAGGACATGTCCGACCTGTTCAACGGGGCATTGGTTATCAACCAGCCAATCGGCGGGTGGGACGTCAGCCAGGTGACATCCATGGCTCGGATGTTCCGCCGGGCGTTGAAGTTCAACCAGCCTATTCGGGAATGGGCGACGGGGCAGGTTCAGGACATGACCGAGATGTTCTACCAGTGCCAGGACTTCAACCAGCTCGTCGGGGACTGGGATGTTTCGAACGTTCAGGTCTTCGACTCTGCATTCTATCAGGCAACGGCATTCAAGCAGAACATCGGTAACTGGTGGCCAAAAGCCGCCACATCGATGGCCAACATGTTCTTCGGGGCAGACCTCAATGCCCCGAATAGTTCGACCAGCACGGTCAACTATTCCGCCCTGCTCAAGGGTTGGACCGGCTGGACCGGCGGCGCATTGGGCTCAGCCTCGAGCAAGGGGCTTGCCCTTCAGAATAATGTCGTCTTTCACGCCGGCGACTCGACGTATTCGAGTCTCGACGCTGACGCGGTGGCTGCCAGGGCTTGGTTGGTCCTCCCTGTTGGAAGCGGAGGCAAGGGGTGGACGATCACGGACGGTGGTGCCGCGGCGTACTGACGGGGTGCCTCGGTTGCCTGTTAGCCCCCTCTAAGTAGGCTGGTGCCCATGGCCACCGCCGACGGTCTCGCGCCTCCCTACGACCAGTTTCCGTGGCTGCACGACTACCTCGTGGACCCGGTGCTGATCAAGACCGAGATACGCAACGACTACATCGGCCAGTTCACTGCCTATGTCTACTCGGACAACCACGTCGAGACCGACCCGCCTGGACGCCCATTGTTCAAGGAAGACGCCCAACGGCAGCTCCTGGGGCAGAAGGCAGTCGCGAACGCTCCTGCCTTCCTGAAGATCGCCAGGGGTGCTGAATCGCAGCCTGATCGCCCGGCTCTCCAGGCCGACGGCCGCCACGCCTCCAACACCCGCGTCATGGCCCCAGCCTTCGCCGACAGCATCGCCGGCCTCTCCGCCGTCACCGCGACCTTCACCTCGTCCAAGACCTACCGCGAATCGCTGGTCTCCCAGGTCGACCTGGGCGGCGTGGTGGTCGGCGACCGCGCCGGCACCCGCCCGGAGTTCGGCGGCGAGATCCAGATCGACGAACTCGAGCTCAACCAGCCCACCGGACTGAGGTAGGCCATGGCCGACGTCTCTTCGCCGACCCAGGTCAACGTCTACAAGTCGATCCCCCAGATCATGGGCGAGAGCGAGGCCCACTACCAGGCCCGCATCCTCGCGGCCCAGCAGGTCACCGGCGACCACAGCGCCGCGTCGATTGCGGCCGCAACCCGCTTCCAGGCGATGACCAACGAGGCGATCGATCAGCGTGACGCCACCGAGCGTGCCAAGGCTGCTGCAGTCAGGAAGGTCAGCTCCGTCGCGTCTGCCGTGGCCGCGAGCCTGGCCAAGGCCGCCGCACCGTTGACCAACCTGCTCAACCAGGCGCAGGCGAAGTTCAAGTTCACCCGCGCGTTCCGCGGCCGCACCGGCACGCCGTTCGCCAATGATCGTGGCGTCGATCCGCCGACCTACATCGAGATCGCCCAGATGCCGGCGAATCCGCAGAGCACGGCGGATGTGGCGACGGTGAAGTCCCTGGGGATGAAGTACAACGACTTCTTCATCACCGACACGCAGGAGATGGACGCGGAGAAGGCTGAGGTCTCCGAAACCTTCGGTGCGCCCCACGTCTTCGCCTCCGGCCGCTACATGCGCAAGGTGATGATCACCGGCATGTGCCGTACCGGTGCGGTGAACCCGGACCTGCTGACGTTCGGCCTGACCAACCCCTCGATGGCCGGCCAGCTCGCTGGCATGTCGGATCAGGACAAGGGCCGCTACATCGTCCCGCACACGCTCGGCCTGCGCGTTCTCTACGACCGCGCCCTGCGAGCGTCGGAGCAGATTTCCCGCAGCCTGTTCACCCGCCTGATCGTGGACGGCGAGGTCTACTGCGGCTGGTTCACCACGCTCAACATCGCACGCACCGGCGCCGAAGAGGGCTTCGCCCACTTCACGATGTCGATGCTCGTCTTCTCGCGCTACCACAAGGACGAGGACTGGGCAGCCAAGCTGCTCAGCACCGGCAGCCTGCCGGCGAAGAACGCCTTCGACGACGCTGCAGCCTCCGCCACCCTGGCCAGCATGGCTGGGGTGATGACGCTGAAGCTCAGCGGCAGCAAGGCCGAGGTGCAGGGAACGATCGACGAGACGACCAAGACGACGGCCTTCAAGTCGCCGCTCTCGCTCACCGTCGACGGCGTCTCCCAGCCGGTGCAGACCCGCACCACGTTCAACAACGTGCCGCTGCAGGGCTTCTCGCTCCAGTTCGGCAACACCTCGAGCAGCCGCAACCCGCTCAATGGTTCGACCACAGGTGTGGGCACCTTCGATCTCGTGCCGTCTGTCACCGACTTCGGCGCGCTGCTCACCAGTCTGCAGGCAGCCAATGGCGGAACGCCCATCAGCGGGAAGACCAACGTCCACTTCACGGTGGACATGAAGCCCGCCACGGGCGACGTGATTACCACGCTGGCCATCGACATGGTGGTGAACGCGACCCAGACGCCGACGGCTTCGGGCGTGACCACGCGTATCGGGGCGTCGACGGATGATCTCGGTGCCAGCGTCACCAAGCCGGCCGCCGAGATCTTCACGACCAGCACCGTCCCGCTCAAGGTCCGCTTCAACCTGGCTGCTTCTGGCATCCCGCTGATGCTGACTCCGACGCAGATCTCAGGCACGAAGCTGGTGCTGGTGCACCCGACGACCGGTGCTGAGCTGACGGACGATCACGGCCCGCTCGTCGAGGCCAAGGTCGGAACGCTCGGTGCCATCGAGCAGGCGGACATCGACATGGCCTCGAAGTCCGGGGCGGCCAAGGTCTCCGTTGCGGCAGCCCTGTCCTCGCCGCTCGACGCCTCTGCCCGCTACGAGCTGGCTGTCACCTTCGATTACAGCCAGATGTCGTCCACGCTGCAGACGGCCAACCCGTTCGCGAGCGCGACTGACCTCGTCACCTCGTTCCGCTACCGGCTCAAGATCCCGGGCTACAACGATGTCACCCTCGACCCGGTGTTCATCACCGCGCACTACACGACCAGCTGGATCACGAACCTGATCGCGAACATCGACTCGGTCATCGCCGAGCTGACGTCCAACGCGGTGAAGACCTCGCGCATCATCCGCGTCACGTTCAACCTGAACCCTGCCTCCGCCAGTCGGAACGCTGACGCGGTGAAGCAGGCAGTGCAGATGATCGTGCGCAGCAGCTCCTACGACGCCTCGGTGCCCAACCTGATCCTGGCTGGGCGCCATGCCTTCGCGTCAGCTGATCTCGCCAACGCTGTCGTCACTGAGTTCACCGGAGCCCAGTGCACCGTTTCGGTCATGGACTTCGATGCCACCAACCCCGTTGAACGTTCCAAGGTGAACAATCTCCAGCTGGTCATGAACGTTCCGCAGGGAATCACCGTCATCCCCATGTACGACGCGGCGCGCTAACCCATGGCACTCCCCCATCAGGTCGTCGTCTACATCAACGGGTATCGCTTCGACCCGGTCAACGTGACCGTGACCTTCTCTGCTCAAGAGGTCTGTACGTTCCAGGTCGATGTGCCGCCCGTGCCGGAGTGGGATCTGCTCCTGCCCCGCAGCCACGGCGCGGTGTTCTTCCTCGATCCGCTGACCAACGTCTACCGCCTGATGTGCGAGGGCGAATACGTCGGCCTCTCCCGTGGCAAGGTCGGCACTGGCCAGCGCACCCGCAGCCTGCTGTTCCGCGGTCTCCACGGCTTCATGGAGGACACGACCTTCTTCAACATCGTCGGCGTGATCGCCAGCTCCGGCGACACCAACCAGCCGACCAGTGCGCTCGTGGCTGTCTCCGCTCGGGCCAACGGCAGCCTGATCAACCAGCCGATCACGGCCAACACCTTCAAGACCGTCGGCGTCGAGCAGATCATCAACAACGTGTCCCTGTCGGGCAATGTCTCGTCCGGCCTGCTCGAAATCCCGCGCCGCCTCATCGCGCAGACCCCTGTGGAGAGCTACTACTTCTGGGCTCGCCGCATGGACCGGAAGATGTGGACCTTCCTCGACACCGATCTCAAAGCCGCAATGGACTACCAGCGGTGGTCTGACTTCCAGAAGAACGCGCTCAACACCATGGGTCTCGGCCCGAGCTCGTCCCTGATGTCCGTGCTGCAGCGCTACGAAGAGCTGGCGTTCTACCAGCACCTGCCCATCCCGGCGCCGCCGCTCTACAAGACCAACGCGGTGAAGACCTCCGCTAATCCAGCGGACCAGATCACCGAAGCCGGCGCGCAGTCCTTCCAGGACAAGCTGGCAGTGGCCTATTCCTACTTCATCCCCGAGCTGCTGTTCGCGCCCTACCTCTACAACACCATCCCGCCGGCGTGCAACACGCTCTTCAACGATCAGATCAAGAGCGTGAGCGGCACGCTGGCGTTCGCCGCTGTCCCCACCCGACTCGTCGCCCAGCTCGCGCCGCCGGCCGCCTCGGTCACCGCGCTGCCGCTGCTGTACATGGCCAATGACCAGTACGACGTGCAGAACGTCTCCAACCAGGCCACGGGCATCAGCGCGCTCCAGCAGATCACCCACGGCATGTTCTCCGAAGAAGAGCTGGTCCGCGGCGTGCGAACGGTGTTCGATACCCTTCGCTATGAGAAGCTGCAGCCCAGTGGTGAAGGCTCCCTGGCGAGCGTGAACGCAGCCATCGCCCAGCGTGCCACGTTGCCGCGCACGATCGAGCTGATGGTGCGCCACGACTTCAACAAGGCCCGGGGCCAGAGCCGCGCGCTCTCCATCTCGTCAGTCTTCCAGCCCTACCTGGTGCCTGGTTTCCCAGCGGTCATCGAGGACGGCAATCAGCCGTTCCGCTGCATGATCCAGACCGTGACCCACAGCATGTCTCCCGACGGCCAGCCGTCGACCACGATCGCGGTGACTCACGTCGAGGAACTGCTGCAGGTCGGCTCGGCCACGAAGACCGCGCCGCTGCCGGCCTACCTCAACTCGATCTACACCCCGGCCAAGATCGCGGACACCTACAAGAACCTGTTCGGCCCCAACCTGATGCAGGATGAGCAGACCCAGCCCTACGCCACGTCGGTGCCGCCGAGCCTGATCAACCAGGCGCTCAAGAGCGACAACTTCGCCACCGACGTGACCAGCGTCGCCGGCTACACCATCCAGTCGGGCCAGGTGAACCTCGACAAGCTCCTCTCGGCCGTGGTCGACGTCCCCTACTACGACGACAAGGGCAACCGCCTGGGCAACGTGGCTGAAGCCGGTAGCTCGATCGGCAGTCAGCTGCGGCTCTCGGATCAGCCGCACGAGGCCTTCCTGAAGTATCAGTACCGAAGCGGCTGCAGCCTGCGGAACTGGATGATCATGCACAACCTGCAGACCAAGTCAGCGATCTCCAACACCGGTATCGACCAGAATCCGCCGCTGAACATCGGCAACCCGATCTCCACCGACGGCGACGATGTCTTCGGTTCTCCCTCGTGGCTCGACCCCAACGTCAATCCCACGTCGCTCGAGAACTTCTCCTTCGAGTTCCCCCAATACGGCGCGTACAAGGCGGTCTCGAAGCCCTCCTTCCTTCCTGCCGTCGGACCCCAAGCTATCATCTCACCCATCCGGCAGCAGAAGACTTCGGCGATCCAGGCAGCCATCCTGCGTGGCGCGACGAACGACACCAAGCTGTCGGCCAAGTAGCCCATGACCTTCCGCCCTCTCCCCTCTGCCCCGATGTCAGAGACGCCTGCCCAGAAGGACACGCGCCTCTACGAGGAATGGCACGATGCCCCGACGGGTTGGACCAAGGACCAGGCCTTCGATCGGCTGACGAAGAACCTCGAGGGCGCAGTCATGTCGGCGGTCAACACTTACCGGGCTGCCCCGGTGCCGACGCAGACCATGGAACTCGAGGCCAAGCGCCTCGCCGGGCAGGCGATCAAGGACTGGGATCCGAAGGGAGGCATGCCCCTCGCCTCCTACATCGGAACCATGGTCCGCCAGCGTCTCTACCGCTGGGTCACCGCGCACCAGAACGTAGCGCGCATCCCCGAGGCTCAGGTCGGCCAGATCGGCCACTTCCAGCTCGCCATCAACGATCTCTCCAGCCGCTTCGGCCGCGAGCCGACAACCGATGAGATCGCCGAGCATATGTCGATCCACCCGAAGTACGTCAGCCGGCTGCGCCGCGCACTGCGCAGCGATCTCATCGCCAGCAACGCGATGGACGCTGAGGGCGACGAGGGATCGATGGCCGACAGCATCGAGGACATCCCGCATGACGTCGACTACGAGCGGGCGATGCTCGGCTATTACAGCCTGAATGAGCAGGAAAAGCACGTCTTCGACTACTCGCTCGGCGCGCACGGACAGCCCAAGCTGAAGCCCGGCGAGATCGCGGTGAAGCTGAAGCTCAGCCCGGCACGCATCAGCGCGCTGAAGGAATCCGTCGGCGCGAAGATCAAGCCGTACCTGCGGGCCGGCTGACATGGCGTTCCTCGATCCGCTGGCCCAGAGCGACCTGCAAGGCTTCTCCGCGCTGCAGCAGGGAAGCGATGCCCTGCAGCGTCTCAGCGACAACGCGGCGCTGATCAACGGCTTCACCGACACTGACGACCCGCAGGCCTTGATCGCGAGCATGGTCGGCGGCAGCGGGCTGACCGGCTGTCTCACCGAGCTGGTCACGGGCCTCGTGACCGCCCAGTACGTCGGAGGCTACGGCGACTCGGCCTTCGGCGCCTACCTGCTCGACCTGCTCATCTCGCCCGTGGCCGAGTTCGGCAGCCTGCTTTCAGCGCTCTTCATCCCGGGCGGCAGCACGGTCCCTGACGACTTCGAGTTCTGGAGCGCTGCCAACCTGCAGAACATCGGGCAGGCCTTCCTGAATCCGTTCACATCACTGTGGATGGGCCAGTTCAACGTGCTGGCCTCGTCCTTCGACGAGTTCGTTCGCGGCGTGTTCTGGGACAACAGCACGGACCAGACCGGCAACCAATCGCTGACGCAGCAGATCACCGATCGCGTCTCGCTCGCCGTGCACCAGCTGTTCCTCAGCGGCGAGAATGTCGTGGGCGGCATCGGCGGCATGCTGCTCTTCGCCATCTTCGAAGGCATCCCGGCCCTCGAGGCCGAGATCACCTACATCAAGAAGCTCAAGTCGTCGATGAACAAGTTGCTTGGCCAGGCGTGCAAGCTGCCGCCATCGATGCTGCCCGGCCTGCCCAACGCGATCATCACCGAGCACCTGTGCCGCGCGCTCAAGGAGCTGGAGGTCGTCCGCAACACGCTCTCGCAGAATAACAAGCTCGACATCGGCCGGTTCAACACCGCGACATCCGAGACCTGCCTGGCGAAGGACTCGATCTACGACCCATCGAAGGGTCTCGACGGCAACCTCGCGGGCCAGTTCAAGAACCTGTTCGGGCTCGACGACAAGCAGTTCAACACCCTGCGTGATTTCAGCAAAGGCAAGGTCGGCGCGCTCATGCCCGATCCGCGCTTCCGGCTGCAGACGATCCTCGTGCAGAAGTACAACGGACTGATCCAGGCGACCGATCCGCAGCTCCTGAAGTTCCACGAGAACATGAAGGAGTTCAACGCCACCTTGGATGGCTTCGGCGCGCTCTACCTGGGCGACGTGTTCTCCCGCATCGTCGAGCTGCTGCGCCGGCAGATCCAGATGATCAAGACCCAGCTCGATGCTGACGCGGCTGGATTTTCTGTCCAATCCGACGTGCAGAGCATCGCTGAGCTGCGGCCCTATGGCTCGGTGCGCCAGCAGTGGGATTACAACAACAACTGGGGTCCGGGCGTCGGCGGCACGACAGGCCTGCCCACGCAGAAGCCCTACGACCAGACCTACCAGCAGGCCAAGGCCAACACCGTCAACCAGTACGGCAATCCCAACGCCAGCGCGCAGCAGGTCGACGAGGCGTTCAATCGCTCAGTGAATCAGAAGCCCGTCGATCCGTCGAACCCCAACTACAACTCCGACGGCTCGGTGCGCGTCGCCACCACGCAGACCGGCGCGCTGATGGTCAGCACCGACGTGCAGAGCCAGGGCTCGGACATCTACTCCTACATCTCCACCCAGGCCAATGCCTACGTCATCCTGACGAGCATGTGCTTCATCATGGGTCAGATGCAGAAGCTGTTCAAAGGCGTCCAGTCGATCCTGTCGGCCAACGACCGGGTCATGCTCGCGATCAAGAAGTTCGTCTATAGCTATGGCGTGAACGCCTGCGGCGACCCGTACGGCGCCAATGACATCAACGCCAACGTGCTGAAGTTCATGCAGGTCGCCGAGGCCCGCCTGGCCGGCAGCGTGCGGACGAACCAGCCGGTGCAGGACGCCTACAAGGGCGTGGTCCTCGCCTGCGACAAGCACGAAAAGTTCCTGCTCTGCATGCGCCGGGAGATCAACAACTTCCTCAAGTACCTGGGCCTGAGCACCCAGCTGATCGCAGCGCTGATGAACCTGATCGCTGTGGCGCGCACGGTCTACCAGCTCTACCAGGCGCTCGCCTCGCTCGACCTCCTGGGCATGTTCAAGTTCCGCTGGTCCCTCAGCCGGGCCAACATCCTCGACGTGCTGCTGAAGGCCCTGCAGTGCCTGGTCCTCCAGTGCAACAATCCCTTCATGTCCTCGCTGGCTCGCATGGCCGCGGCCCGGTTCCAGAGCCAGAAGAACAACGAGCGATCGAAGGCCGTCACCATGGCGATGATGGACGAGGGTCCGTCGGTGGCCCAGAAGATGGGCAACAACAACAGGCTGCAGGCCCTGTTCAAGCTGATCCAGGCCATCCAGAAGCTGACCTCGATCAACATCGACGACCTGTGCTCGATCAGCACCAAGGCAGTGCCCTCGTCGAAGACCCAGTCCGCGCAGTCCGCTGCGATCCAGGCTGCGACGGCCGCCGCGGCCGGCACCACCGGCATCGACACCCAGTACGACAAGCTGATCCTCGAGAACCAGCAGACCCAGCAGGCCGCCGGCGCGGCACAGCCCTTCACCGCGTTCGCCTGATAGGCCCCTGGCCTGTCGGCCAGCACCGGCTAGGATCTCGCCATGCCCGTCGATCCCGATGCCTTCAAGGGCACCTCCTTCGCAGCCGTAAATCGCGAACTGGTCGGTCGTACCATCGAATCGGTGGCGAAGATCTTCCCGATGAAGACCGAGGATGGGAAGCTCGAGGTCCGAGCGACCAACGTCAAGATCGATGACACCAAGCACGACCCCTACGACCTGAACGCCTGGCAGGCGGCCCGGGAGCAGGGCGGCTCGGTGACGGCGCCGGTGACGGCCGATCTGGCCCTCTACCGCGACGGCAAGCGGGTGCAGACCCGCAGCAACGCCAAGATCGGTGAGCTGCCGCTCATGGGGTCCACCGGCACCTTCATGGTCGGCGGCAACGACTGGTTCACGCCCTTCGCCCAGTTCCGCCTCAAGCCCGGCATCTACTCGCGACAGAAGGTCAACGGCGAGTACGAGTCGTTCATGCCCATGCAGGGCGCCTCGATGACGGTGTGGATGGACCCGGCCAAGGGCCAGTTCAAGCTCTCCCACGGCTCGACCAACGTCGGGCTCTACCCGGTGCTCAAGGCCCTGGGCAAGACCGATGAAGAGATCATCCAGGCCTGGGGCGGCGACCAGCGGGCGCGCGAGCTGCTCGAGCAGAACAAGGTCGACCGCGGCGAAAAGGACATCGACAAGCTGTTCGAATCCGTCTTCCACCTGAAGCAGAACCGCGACCTGCTCAAGGGTGGCGTCATCAAGGTCGATGAGAGCCTTTCCGGTGTCGACCAGGCGGGCAAGATCACCGCGCTCAAGCAGTGGATCGATTCAAAGCACCTCGACCCCTACGTCACCAAGAAGACCGTCGGCCAGCCGATCGACAAGCCGAACGAGACTGCCTTCATGCTGGCCTCGCGGAAGATCCTCGACGTGCAGCGCGGCGACGCCGACCCTGACATCCGCGACTCGCCCCATTTCAAGACGGCCCACAACATCGCCGACCTGATGGCTGAGCGTGTCGAGCGCAACGCCTGGCGCATGCAGAAGAAGCTCTTCCAGCGCCTGCGGAAGGGCGACGACGTCACCCTCGGCGAAGCCATGGGTCCTGCCTTCCTCGAACCGCTCACCACCGGGTTCTTCGGCGGCGCCGGCGGCATCGAAGGTGGCATGGCCCACACGGCTGAGGGCGCGAACCCGCTGGCCCTGGCCAGCGAGCAGTCCAAGACCACGTTCATGGGGCCTGGCGGCATCATGGACATGCACGCGGTTTCGAAGGAGTCGCGCCTGTTCCAGCCTGGTGCGCTGGGCTTCATCGATCCAGTCCACAGCCCGGAAGGTGCTGCCGTCGGACTGAACGTCCACGCGGTGGCCAACGCCCGCAAGTCGGGCAACACCCTCGTCGCCCGGTTCATCCCGGTGCTCAACGGCCGGGCCAAGTGGGACCAGCGCAGCGTGCTCTCCGTCGAGGACGCGAACGACACCACGATCGGATACCCCGAGTTCTGGGATGAGAAGACTGGCCTGCCGGTCGACCCCTACACCGGCGAGAAGAACCCGCAGACGGTGCGTGCGAACCGGGACAACGAGATCCTCGAGGTTCACCCGACCGAGGTGAAGTACCTGTTGCCCAAGGGCACCGACGCCTTCGACCATGTCGGCAACGCTGCCGGCTTCTTCGCCAACACGCACCCCAACCGCGGCATGATGGCTGGCAAGCACATCACCCAGGCCCTGCCGCTGGTCTACCGCGAGCTGCCCCTGTCGACGCTGAAGACCAGCGATGGCAAGGATGTGATGACTGTGCTCGGTCACGGCAGCACTGTGAGCGCCCGTAACCCCGGCACCGTGACCAAGATCACCGAGAACGGCATCTGGGTCGATGGCGTGAAGCACGCGATCTTCGACCGCTACCCGATGCAGGCCAAGGTGTCGATCGACCACACCCCGGTGGTGAAGGTCGGCGACGTCGTCAAGAAGGGCGATCTGCTGGCGGACTCGAACTACACCAAGGATGGCCAGCTCGCCCTCGGCGTGAACCTCCGCTCGGCCTACATCCCGTGGAAGAACGCGTCGAACTACGAGGACGCGATCGTCATCAGCGAGACCGCTGCGAAGAAGCTCACCAGCGACCACACCCACCGCCATGAGCTGATCCTCGACGAGGGAATCAAGGTCGACCCCAAGCTGTTCATTGCCCAGTTCCCGACCCTGCTGACCCGTGAGATGGTCGGAAAGCTCGGCACTGACGGTGTGGTCCAGGAAGGCCAGGAGGTCAAGCCCGGCGACGTGCTGATCGCTGCCGTCCGTGCCCGCAAGTACGACGAGTACGACCGCTCAGCGAAGAACCTCTCCAGCATCCACAAGATGCTCGAGCGGCCGTGGCTCGACGCGAGCGTGAAGTGGGATGAGGACTACATCGGCAAGGTCAACCGCATCGTGCGGTCGCCGGACAAGATCGAGATCCACATCCAGACCGCTGAGCCCATGCGCGTCGGCGACTAGCTCTCGATGGGATCAGCTGCCAAGGGCACGATCGCAGAGATCACCCCCGACCACGAGATGCCGACCGATGAGAAGGGCCGGCCGCTCGAGGTCATCTTCAACCCCCACGGCGTCTCCGGCCGCATCAACCCGTCGCAGACGCTCGAGCAGGCCGTCGGCAAGCTCGTGCGCGACCACGGGGTGAAGTTCGACCACGTCAACTTCGGCGACAACAAGGTCGCCGATCGCGTGCAGGCCCTGCTCGATGAGCACAAGGTGAAGCACGAGGAACGGCTGTTCGATCCGGTCGAGGGCCGGCACATCGAGAACCCCGTTCCGGTCGGCTACAACTACGTCTACAAGCTCGATCACCCGGTGCGCAAGAAGTTCAGCGCCCGCACGCGTGACGGCTACACGATGGACGAGGCGCCGACGGCCGGCCGCGGCAAGGGCGGCCAGTCCTTCGACGGCCTGCAGACCTACGCCCTGCTGGGCCATAACGCCCACGCCATCCTCGGCGAGAGCATGGGCGTGCGTGGGGCGAAGAACGACGACTACTGGGTGGCCTACCAGGCGGGCGAGAAGCCGCCGGCGCCGAAGGTGCCGTTCGTCTTCGAGAAGCTGCGCGCGATGATGGCGGCCTCGGGTATCGACTCGCAGCAGCACGGCAACGCTCTGCACTTCATGCCGATGACCGACGCGAACACGTTGAAGCGTTCGAACGGCGAGATCCAGAAGGCGAGCCTGGTGCGCGCGAAGGACCTTGCTGAAGAGAAGGGCGGGCTGTTCGACGTCGCCACCACCGGCGGCCTCAAGGGCGACAAGTGGTCGCACATCGACCTCGGCCGCAAGGTGCCGCATCCGCTCTACGAGAAGGTCATCAAGGATCTCCTCGACCTGAAGACCGCCGACTACCTCGGGGTCATCGGCCACACCCGGCACTACAACGCCGAGACCGGCGAGTTCAGCGACCAGCCTGGTTCGAACACCACGACCGGTGAGGCCGCTTTCCGCGCAATGTTGGACTTTGACCCTGCCGAGCGGTTCAAGGAGGTGCAGAAGAAGGCTCGCACCGCCAGCGGGTCAGACCTCAACCGGCTCAACCGGGCGGCGCGCTACCTGAAGGGGCTGCAGGACGTGCGGCAGAAGCCGTTCGACGCCTACATGATTTCTCAGGTACCAGTTATCCCTCCGATGTACCGCCCGGTCATTGAGCAGCGGAATGGCGGCCTGCGGGTCGCGGACTCGAACCTGCTCTACCGCGACCTGATCCTCACCCGCGACACCCTGCAGAAGGGCGAACAGGAAGGCTCCCTTTCAACCCAGGACCTCGCGAAGGCCCGGGTGAGCCTCTACGACGCCTACGGGGCTTTGGTCGGCGTAGGGAAAAGCCTGACGCATCGCCGGGACGCCGACCTGCGGGGCTTCGTCGACGTCATCAAGGGCAAGAACAACAAGGAGGGGCTGTTCCAGCAGCAGCTCTCCCGCCGGCGCAACGACTACACCGGCCGGTCGACCATCGAATCGGATGCTACCCTCGGCCCCGACGAGGCTGCCATCCCCGAAGACATGGCCTGGAAGATCTACCAGCCGGCCATCGTCCGGCGCCTGGCCCAGCTGGGCTGGAAGCCCGCCGACGCGATGCGCGAGGTCGAGCGCAAAGGCCTCATCGCCCGCAACGCTCTCGATGAGGAGCTGCGCACTCGGCCCATCCTGCTCAACCGCGCGCCGTCGCTGCACCGCTGGAGCGTGTTGGCAGCGATGCCGAAGATCCACAGCGGCAAGGAAGTTCGCATCAGCCCGTTCGTGCTCGGCCCGTTCAACGCCGACATGGATGGCGACACGATGTCGGTGTTCGCGCCGCTGAGCGACAAGGGCAAGCGTGAGGCCCACGACCTCCTGCCGTCGCGGAACCTGTGGTACGACAAGGACCGCAGCCTCGCCTTCGCCGTCGACAAGGACGTCATCACCGGTCTGTTCGCCCTGACCCGCCGCGGGGTCAACAGCGGCAAGACCTACCCGACGCGCCAGGCCGCCCTCGACGCCTACAAGAACAACAAGGACGGGCTGCGCATGGACAGCCTCGTCATGATCGATGACGAGAAGAATCAGAACCTGCAGGCCGTCGGCTGGATGATCTTCGAGGGCATCGTTCCCGTGCGGTTCCTCAGCGGCATCGCGCCGCCGATCGACGGTAAGAAGCTCGCCACCATCCTCGATCGCATCGCGAAGGAATCGCCGGCCGATTTCAACAACCTGGGGCGCAAGCTCCAGTCGGCCGGCTTCGCTTTCGCGGCCCGTGCCGGCGGCATCGGCGGCACGGTGCAGGAGCTGGCGATCGACCGCACCAAGATCAACGCGCTGCTCGGTCAGATCGATCGCGCTGTGAAGCAGGGCAAGGGCCTCGACGAGAAGCGAAAGCTCGCGCTCGAGACCTTTGCGAAGGTGAAGCCCGAGCTCGACTCGATCATCTCCGACCACCTCGACACCATCGGCCTCGGCGGCTCGGTGTTCCTGGCTGCCAAGCCGTCGAGCAAGCTCGGCATGGATTCCTACCGCCAGATGGTCGCCAGCCCGGTGATGGTCACCGACGCCCGCGACCGTGCTATCCCGTCGGTGATCAAGTCGAGCTACGGTGGCGGCATGCTGCTGAGCGACTACATCATGGCCACGCCCGGCGCGCGGTCGGGCATGGTCGACAAGGGTCTCTCCGTGGCTGGCCCTGGCTTCCTCACCAAGGAGCTGGCGGGCAACCTCGGCCCCGTGCGAATCGAGATCAAAGACTGTGGCACCCAGGAAGGTATCCAGATCCCGCTCGATCCGCCAGAAGGCGTGAAGCAGCACGACGCTGATCTGCTCGATCGTCACCTGCTGCACGACATCCCGGGCACGAGCTTCAAGCGCAACGACGTGGTCACGCCCGAGATGCTCGCGAAGATGCGCGATGCGAAGGTGACCAGCGTCATGGTCCGCAGCCCGATGACTTGCGAAGCGGATTCGCCGCCCTGCCAGATGTGCGCGGGCCGTACGCCCGACGGCAAGGTCCACCCGATCGGCGCCAACATCGGCTACAACTACGGCATGACGATCGGCGAACGGTCGACCCAGCTGACGCTGAAGAAGTTCCATTCGGGTGGAACCGTTGGGCAGGGTTCCAACCTCGCCGACGGCTTCGCTCGGCTGCGCGAGCTGCTCGCTGTCCCAGAGACCGTGAAGGGCCAGGGAACGCTTGCTGACTCAACCGGTATGGTGACCTCGGTGAAGACCGCGCCCCAGGGCGGCCACTATATCCACATCCGGCCCGAAGGTCAGTCGCCTGGCCGCGCGGATTCCATCGAGCACTATGTTCTGCCTGGCCGCAACGTCGCGGTCGTCGAGGGTGAGAAGGTGAAGCGCGGTGATCGGCTCTCCGATGGCAGCTACCGCCCGCAGGAGATCGCAGAGAAGCAGGGCCTGCTCGCTGCTCAGTCCTACGTCGTCGATGAGATGCGGAAGGCCTTCCAGCAGGCCGGTGCGATCGTGCGCAAGCCGGTGCTCGAGGTCGCAGTCGCCGCGATGATGCGCTTCATGCGGATCACCAACGATGGCGGCGAGAAGGATCTGATGGTCGGTCAGATTCTGGCCGAGCAGGCCTTCAAGGCTCGGCAGCTGAAGAACCCCAAGATCCAGGGAACGCCCGAGCTTCCGGGGTTGTCACACGTTCCGCTGGTGCGTTCGAACGACATGCTCGAGCGCCTGAACTTCCAGCGCCTCGAGGACACCCTGCGCGAGATCCCGGCCCAGGGCGGCGTCAGCGATCTGAGTGGTGCGAAGTCACCGATCCCGGGCTTCGCCTACGGCGCGGCCTTCCGTCCCGGGCAGGCCAGCTTCGAGCTGACGAAGGACCGAATCCCGCAACAGGATTCGGCCTTCAACCGGCTCGCTCATTTTACCTAGAGCGCCTGCAGAACGCGGATGGCCTCTTCGCAGCTCGCCGTCAGCGAGAGGCGCACGACCGTCGGCTTCTCGCCCTGGTTCGGCAGGATGTACTTCAGCTGCATCTTGAGCGTCGCCACCTGGCTCGCTGACAGGGTGAACTCGGTGGTCTGCTGCCGCCACTTCTCGGCCATCTGCTCGATGCCGATGCGCTGGGCGTCGTTCGGGTCTAGGCCTTCGACCGACCGGAGGGCTGCCGGGATGTCGACCTTCTTGTCCCCGACCTCGAGGATACACGGGAGACTCCGCAAGGTCTTGACGAGATCGCAGCCCGTCAGGAACAGCTCGGGGGTGATCAGCGGCCCGGTTTCGGTGGCGATGGCGTTCAGCACCAGGCGTGCAGCGTTGGTGATCTTGAACGTGGCGGAATCAGAATCAGTGCTCATGCCGCGAAGCTATCGGCGCTCGAGGTAAAAAGAAGCCACCCCTTGCGGGGCGTCTCCTCTCCCGACACCTTCCTCAGGTTGTCGTTGCTGCTCTCAGAGCAGCTGCAGCCGGCGGTTGCCCCCAGCGTTACGGGCGAACTCGCTCGCCTTGCGGCGATTGTCCGCCAGGCAGTCGAGGACCTCCCGGTGCGCCCGGAACGGCTTGCTCGTCCTGCCGCCACACACGACGGTCTGGTCAGCGGCGTTCAGCTCGCGCTGGCGCCGCTCCGTCGCGACCTCGGCGCTCTCGGCTGGGGTGCGATACATGGGGGACATGCGAATCCACACCATGCCATCGATGCTCAAGCACCCGGCGGGCCGGGGCTTGGCCTTGACGTGTTCGCCGTTGAGGACGAGCCACGCCTTGGCTTCAGCGACCGCGTCGGTGTGCAGCCCGAGGTGGGCGGCTTTCCGGGCGATCATCCGCTGCGTGTGCTCCGCGGCAGCACGACGTTCGGCCGAGTTCGGCTCGCTCAGCACGCGGTGCTTGAGACGGACCTCGTCAGTGCCCCAGCCGACCTCTCCGAGGCGGCCGGTCAGTTCGATCAGGTCCAGCGCCCACTTCGGTGGACGCAGGGTGCCCATCCGACGCAACACCGGAACCTGGCCGGCACAGCCAGCCATCACGGCCTGGTGGATGGTGCGCCATTCGTTACCGCTGAGGATCTGCAGCCGACCGCTACGTTCAGCCGCCAGGTCTTCGTGGGCGAAAGCGCTGGCGATGCGCAAGGCGCGACAGCACACCGACGCGGCGTGCAACTCCAGGGCCTGGCCCTGGAACGTGATGTCTCCGAGGAGGTGGTGGCATACCTCCATCAGGTGGGTCTTGGCTTCCGCCAAGCCCGGGGTGACCGCCATGGAGGGCAGTCGTTCGACGCTCGCGACCTGGGCCACCACGTCGGTGATGTTCTCACCGAGACGAGGGGCGAAGAGACGGATGTCGCGGGCGAAGTTGAGAGTGGTCATGGAAATGCTCCGTGGGTAAGTCAGGCAATATGCCTGACGGGTTAGTGCGTCAAAGAACTCGACTGATGTTACAGATCACCGATGCCATCCATGGCATCCCTTTCGACTTGAAACGTTGCCCCGTGGGGTGGACCAATGCGGTCCACCCCACGTCGTGCCTCAGAGGCTGAGCCTCAGAGTTCCTGCCGGCGCGGCAGGCACGCAGCGATGAACTGGGTCAGCTCGATCGACCCTTCCTGGGCCTTCGTGCGGTAGACCCAGTTCTTGGGCAGCACGTCCTGGCCTTCGAAGATCCCCTGGGTGAAGGGGGAGACCTTCTCGAAATCGGCCAGCGGCGCCTGACCCGCGACCATGAGCACATTGCCCTGGTGGTCGAAGATCTTGATGCCAAGCAGCGCGCTTCCCATCCCGGGCAGCGCACGGCTCACGAACGCGAACCCGAGGCGGCGATCCGCCTTCAGGTTCGGGGCGACCAGGGGGATCGCCTCGGGGGCGGTCTGGTCGACCATCGCCGGCGTGGTGGGCTTCACGAGCTCGAACACCATGGTGGTGCCGTGCAGCTCGTGCAGCTTCCGCGCCGGGACCGGGATGAAGTGGAGGTTGGCCAATGCGGCCAGCTTCCACAGCGGCAGACCCTGCTGGCGCTCCAGCGGGGTCAGACGATCCCAAGCCGCTTCGGCCATGCGGCCCAGACGGATGGCCGCCATGGGGGCGGGCTTCCGGGGCTTCTGGTCGCGGCGCTTCTTCTGCTGGTTCTTGCGAACCAGGTCGCTCGTCGCCGCGCCCACCATCCCGACCATGGCGGTCTGGATAGCGGCGCGGGCAGTCGCCTCACGCTTCAAGTGATCCTGGATCTCCAGGCTGTGCTTGACGCGGTCCTCGAGCCCAACAGGGGCGTCGATGACGGGGGTGGGGACGAAGCCGTTGTGAGTGGTCATGTTATGACCCTCCTACGCGGGTTAGCCAATGTGGCTTCCGCTAGAACTCCGCGCATGATGCGTGGGTTCTCCCTTTCTTATCACAGAGAGGGGGTCCATATTTCACATGCCTTGCTCCCCTGTTAGCCCCCTCTAAGCTACCGGCCATGGCCTGCTCGACGTGCCCGGGATCATCGCCGCCAGCGAAGGCAGCGCCCCAGTCGTTCGCCAGGTCCGGGATGCGGGTCCGCGTAACCAACCAGGCCGAGATCACGAAGCTCATGGAACTGAATCCCGGCTACGCAGCGACGCAGACCGTCATCGGGCCGATGAACATCATGCTGACGCTGACGCCGCGAGCGAAGCGCTAATGGCGAACCCAGCCTCGTCGATGTCCCTGCTCAGCGGCCGGGAGTCCGATTCGAAGGACTTCATCACCCCACGGGTGCTGCGCGCCCGCGTGAGCAAGGTGAACTCGATCACCGGCGGGACCGGGAGCACGACCCTGCAGCCGACGATGACCTTTGAGGTCATCCCCGATGGCGGCAATCCGACGGCTTCGACGGATGGCGTCATCAAGGACGTCATCATGCTTCAGGCCGGCTTCAGCTCGCTGTCGGTCACCGACTCGTCGCCTGGTGGCATCGTCTATATCCCCGAGGTCGGCTCCCAGGTGCTGATCATGCACGACGGTCGTCGTTGGGTGATCCTGGGTTTCTACACCGGGCCGTGCCAGACAGCACGGGAAAACGCGAAAGATCCCGAAGGTCAGCGCATCAGCTTCAACCCCGGCATCGAACTGCCGATGAGCCGCATGAATCTGCAGCCCGGTCTCGACAACACGCCACACTGGGCGTTCGTGGCAGAGTCCGGCGACGCGATCATGTCCAAGGGCGACGCCCGCGTGAAGGTCAACGGCCTCGGTGCAATCATCGGTGCCAACGCGATGTGCTGGTCGATCTACAAGTCTGACGGTCTGACGCTCGAGCGATCGGTGATGCGCGAACACCGCATGGCCGGCTACCACTTCAAGCACTTCTTCAGCCCGGGCCTGGACGCCAACGCCATCGCGACGGCGCCGCCGGGGTCGCTGGCTGTTCCCAATCCGGGAGCCTACTTCTACCAGGCCGAAGTTCTCGATCTCGCCCCCGATCCGCTGTTGCTGAAGCCCTACTACCTCCGGCAGCGCGGGCATGTCGGTGGCTTCGATTACTACACCGGCCATCAGTCGGGACTGTCGCTGAACTCGACCTACAACGTCGCCAATGAATACGCCTCCAAGGTCTATTCAGTCATCCGGGACGCGATCGTTCAACCGCTGAAGCCCGTCGGAGGCCTGGCCCCTGGCGTCGAGCTGTTCCCGGGCCTCGCGTCATCCGCCGAGGTGTACGACTACCAGGTCGACGCCAACGGCTCCTTCCGGCTGCGGGCTGGCAACAAGGGCGTGGTGCCCGGCGGCCAGAGTCAGTTCCCGACCTACCAGATGGACCTGAGCATCGAGTACAGCGCGCTGCTCGGCGAGTATTCCATCCGACTCGGGCCGGCTGGCTCTCCGGCAGCGCTGGTCAAGATCGCCGGGTTCTCAGCCGCGACCTCGAAGGTCTCGGTCCTGTGCAAGGATCTGGAAGCGACCCTGACCGGCGGGGCGACCATCCGGGCCGCCACTGGGGTGTCGATCATGTGCCCTGCCGGGATCTCGCTCTTCGGCCCCCTGAAAGTCTACGGGACCATCACGGCGTTGGGGCAGATCACTGCCCCCAATGCGATGATCGGTGGGGTCAACTTCCTGGCCCACGTCCACAGCTACATCGCACCTCTCCTCCCCGCGAGCGCCGCGCCCACCTCTCCACCGCGGTAGCGCGATTGCCCGCCAAGCCCGAACCCATAGGATCTCGATCATGCTTTCCGACCTTTTCGTCCCGCCCCCGACGATCGTCCCGTCGGAGTACCTCCCCGAAACGGAGGCGCGGAAGATCGCCGGCGTCCGCATGATGTCCCCGCCGTCGGCCTGGTCGGATGAGATCACGCAGAACCTGCTGCGTGACCACCCCTACATCCCGGCCGACCGGGTGGTGGTCAACTTCAAGAAGAAGGATGATGGCCAGGGCTACGCGTTCGGCTACGTCGGTATCGCCGGCGCCCCGCGCATCAGCATCCCCCTCATCATCAACAACCGCGAGCTGCAGCCCCTCGACGTCATGATCCTGCGCAAGCAGTCCGATCCGGGCGACGCCTCGCAGAACCAGGGCACCGGCGACATGGCCGATGATCAGGTCATGCCCCTGACCGAGTCGAACCTGGCTCAGGGCCTGGATGTCGGCGAGCCCGGCACCCTCATCCACGAATCGAAGCTCCGTGGTGCTGGCTGGACCGAAGACGGCAGCGCCCTGCGCCTGCCCTACCGCGGCCGCACCGTCCTCGCCTCGGTCATGGGCATCACCGCCGAGCAGCGCGAGGCCTACGGCAAGATCCTGGGCCAGAACAAGCATGCCCTTGCCGGCTTCATGCTCAATGGCACCGACGACGTGGCCGAGCAGTGGCTCAACGCGCCGGCCCCCGGCCGTACCGTGCAGGCCAAGCTGGCCTCGGCCGCCATCGATCGCGCCATCGCCTCCGTCCCCGTCGCCGTCCCGCTCGAAGCCGACACCAAGGATTTCCTCGCCGCCCGTGTCTGGATGGACGATGCGACTTCCAAGATCGCCGTGTCCTTTGACGCCCTCGACCTGTTCAACCCGACCGTCGGCGAGCAGCGCTTCATGGCGTTCGAAGACGGCACCTATGGCCCGGCCCCGACCAAGGTCGCTTGCGACGAGCTGAACGAAGGCGAGACCGAAGCTACCCTGACCAGCCAGGTCATGGCCAAGCTCGCCACCGGCTCGCTGACCCGCGGCACCTCGGTGTCGCTGATGGCCGGCGAAGCCTTCACCGCTCCGGCGGTGCTGACCAAGCTCGCCACCCACGAGGGCAACGGCTCGATCCACCTGGAGCTGTCGAACGGCCTCCAGCAGGTCAACGTCGTGCTCGCCAGGGGCGTCAAGACTGCGTCCCGGATCAGCGACGGCAGCTGGATGCTCCCGCTCGACACCCAGGTGCTGACCCTCCGCCATCAGGCCGACGTTCCGCCCATGGCCCTCGACAAGGTCGCGTCCTTCCTCGACAAGCGCCTCCCCGACAGCTTGATCCTGACCAACGGCCAGTGGACCCTCAACGTCCGGGGTGAGAACTTCGGGTTCAACCAGGCCGACGAGAAGACCGCCTGCGCGACCCTGAATCACTGGTTCGAGAACGGATCCGAGATGGCAGAGATGGTCAAGCAGGCCGCCCTGTCCAACGATGGCAAGGGATGGCTGCGCTTCGACAGCGACCTGCCGGCGAAGGCTGAGAAGATCGCGGCTGCCGTGAAGACCCTCGAGGACTACCCGAAGGTCGCGTCGGCCAAGATCGCGTCCATCGCCATGCCCCTCGACAAGGCCGTCAAGCTGGCCGCGTCGATCGGCGATCCGCAGAGCGCCGACGCGGTGCTCGGCGCCGGCTTCCTCACCCCCGACAACCTCGCCGAGTTCGTCACCCTGCATGAGACCTTCGGCCAGTCGGTCCAGAAGCTGGCCCGCCTGCTCCTGGCGATCCGTATGGGGTTCCCCGGCGATTCCAGCGCGACTGCCGTCGCCATGAAGTCGCTGCAGCGTGTGAGCGAGGATCTCGAGAGCGCGATTCAGGAAGTCTGAGCGCTCACGGTAATGAAAAGCACCTGCTGCCCGCTGGACCCGAAGGTCCAGCGGGCGTTTGGTTCAGTAGTCCGTCTTGCAGTATTTCCGCTCCGAATCGACGACGGGCGGAACTTCGTCCTTGGGCTTGGTGCGGCAGCGCAGCGATCCGAGGGTGAAAGCCCCCGAGGCGATGGACATGCCGAAAGCGAAGAGCAGCTCGCGAGAGCCGTCTTCATGGTGGGAGAAATGCACTCCGGCGGCGTGGCCGAAGAGCACAGCGGCGGCCACAGCGCAGATTGCGCAGAGGCCGAAACATACGACGTTCTCGTTCATGGTATATTCCCTGTACCCCTCTTATCCCAGGCAGATGGGTTTATTTTTACCCGCAGGCCCCTAACATAGATCGCCAGGATGGTCCCACACCGCCGGATTCTTCAGGCAGTCGCCCTTGTGGCAATGGCTCGTGCGGATGGCCCGAAGCATGCTGAAAGCCTGTTGGCAGCACTGGATACCCGCTTTCCTTGTGCCCTGCAGGACTTCACGGCGGCTGAGATTCAGGGCCGGCTCCCGGCTGCCTTGGACGCCTGGTTCGTTACCACCGACATGCGGTCGACCATGGACTACCGGCCCCTGTTCCAGGCCGCGACCATGCTTGGGCTGCGGGACATCATCACCGTCGGCCCATCTGGGCCGACCGTCCTTCTCCCCACTGGCATCCGGCGCCTGCGGGAGAATCAGGCGATTCGGACTATGCTCGAGACGAGCATCCTGTGCGAGATCGACTACGAGACGATCTGTGCCGACCTGAAGCAGATGTATGGCTGCGTCCTCGAGGAAGTCGATGTGCGCCGCTACGGGGAGCTGTTCGTTGACCGGGAGTACCTCGAGGGTGCTGCCTGGGAGCGCTACATGCTCTGCATCGGCAACGAAGAGGCTGTGTTCCGCCGTGGCCTGATCGGGCAGCCCAAGGACTTCGTCCGCTGGCGCCTGGGCGTGCCTGTGTCGCTGAACTCCGAGGCCGTGCTGGACCGCCTGATGAGCGATGCCTATTACACCGAGCGCCTGATCAAGCGCACGGTGGGCAACCTCGGTCTGAACATGACCAAGGACGAGCTGGCGCGCGTCAAGCTCGAGCGCGATACCATGTTCAAGGCGATGGAGATGCGCGGCAAGCTGCGCGATGCCTCAGGCGGCGACAGCGCCAAGAAGGCCCTGGCGACGCTCGCCGGCGTGGTCGCGAAGTACGAGTCACAGGACGCCCTGCTGACCAAGGATGAACTGGCCGCGATGCCATGATGGAAAATACCGTCCGGTGCATCGAGGCCACCCCGTTCCAGCTCGCGCAGGATCTGCTCTGTCTCGGCGGCGAGCGCTTCAACCTCACGGACTACCCCTACCTCGAAGCCGTCTACAACACCCGCGCGTCGCGTGTGGGGTTGTTCACCGGGCGTCAGGTCGCCAAGAGTACCACGCTCGCCTCGAAGCTGGTGATCAACGGCGTCTGCCACCCCGGCAGCGTGCAGGTCTACGTCGCGCCGCTGCAGGAGCAGGCGATGGTATTCGCCCAGCAGCGCTTGCGTGACTTCATCTCTGGCAGCCCGATCATCCAGGACTGCTTCTTCGACGGCCCGGGCAAGGTCGATCAGGTGCTGCGCCGCGTCTTCAACGCTGGCGGCTCGATGATCACGCTGGGCTACGCCCAGCGCACGGCTGACCGTCTGCGTGGTCAGTCGGTAAAAGACGGCAAGATGCACACGGTCCTCGACCCGCGCACGGGTGAGCTGATCGAGGTTGGCGGCGCCCAGCTGACCTTCGATGAGATCCAGGACATCATGCCGGACATCTATCCGGTCGTCGAAGAAATGGCCTTCCGTGCCAAGGCCCCGCGTTTCTGGTACTGCGGCACGCCGAAGTCGATGAACAATCCGATGGAGGCCTTCCGGGCGCGCTCCACCGGCGCCGAGTGGGCTGTCCGCTGCACCAACATGGGGTGCAAGAAGTGGAACCACTCTTGGACTGAACGAAACATCGGCGATCACGGCGTTATCTGCGAGTTCTGCGGAGTCCCGCTGAATACCAACGCCAACGGCCGATGGGTCGTGGCACGCAAGATGGATCTCGAGAAGGGCCGGCACGCGTCGGTCACGATGGAGACCTATCGCGTCCCGCAGCTGATCGTGAAGCCGGTCATGGATCGGCGTCAGAAGTGGATGGAGCTGCTCGACAAGCTGCGGAACTACTCGACCGAGCGGTTCCGCAATGAGGTGCTCGGCCTGCCCCACGATTCGGGCTCCGTTCCGGTAACGATCGAGCAGCTCAAAGCCTGCTGTAACCCTGACCGCAAGAACGAGGTTCCGAACCCGCGCAAGAACCGCTACCCGCCACTGGTCATGGGCGTCGACTGGGCTTTCAACGGCGAGAACAGCTACACCTTCGTGACCATCGGCGGCTTCAACCCGTTCCCGGGCCGGTTCGACGTCTACTACTGGAAGATCTTCAAGGGTGTTGAGACCGACCCCCTGTACCAGATCGACTGGATCGTGAAGGCCGCCTCCTACGCCGGCGTCCAGCTGCTCGGCTGCGACTGGGGCTGCGGCCAGGTCCAGAACCTGCAGCTGATCAACCGCCTCGGTGACGACCGCGTCATCCAGATGTGGCACACCGGCATGCAGGGGACCGGCGCCGGCCGCGCCGCCCGCGTGAAGTGGGATCCGAAGGTCCGCAAGTGGCACCTGGCCCGCACCCGGGTGCTCACCGACACCTTCGAGATGGTCCGCACGAAGCAGATCACCTTCCCGCGCTCTGACGAGTGCCAGGAGCTGTTCGACCACTTCATGGCTGTCAGCCTGGAGTACAACGACAAGACCAACGTCCAGCGGTATGTGAATATCAAGCCCGACGATGGTCTCCATTCGGTCACCTATTCGACGATCGCCGGCGAGTTCCTGGTCCGGGGTGATTTCAAGGGTCACATGGGCAGCACGACCCAGAGCGAGGCCGCTGCGGCCGACATCTGGAACGAGACCCCGGACGAGCGAACTGACTCCCTTTACCGATGACCGGCGTCGAGTACCCTATCCCACGAGGTTCCTATGTCCCACAAGGCCCGTCTGCAGCCGTACATCGACGAGGTGAAGGCCGCAGGCCTCCGCGGCGAGTCGATGCAGGATAAGCTGGCGTCCATCGTCGACGCCCACGACCTGACCCCGCACGAGATCCGCCGCATCGCGGAGGACGCCAATCGCGGGGTGCACATCTCCCTCACCAAGAACGCGCACGCCCAGAAGAAGGATGCCCGTCTGCGGTTCGAGCTGGCCGACCCTGAGAAGCTGGTTGGCCAGGCACGCAAGAGCGCCGAGGCCAGCATGTACCGTGAGGGCTCGTCCAAGCTGGCAGCCATCGAGGAAGCCGGCGGCGACCCCTTCGCCCCGCTCCCGGAGGCCGGCGACGTCAAGCTCTCGATCTACGATCACCCGATGGACCCCTCGCTGGCCTACTCGCTCGAGGAAGCGAAGACCCGGTCGATGCTGCTCGAGCTGGACAAGACCCGCGCTGAAGTCGAGATCGTCCAGAATGAGGCGAAGTCCGCTGGTATCAGCGCCCTCTCCGAAGCCTCGGACGCCCACGATCGCATCATCCAGTCCGCCATCGACATGGTCATGTCCGGCGTGACCCTCCCCTCGCTCTACCGCGCTGTCATGGCGACCGTGAGCGGCTGCCGCCTCGACAACGAGAAGAACCCCGAAGAGCTGCGCGCCCTGCTGCGCATGGTCGTCGAAGGTTTGAAGTCGCGCGGCGTCCCGAACCACCGTCTCGGCTTCCGTTTCGCGGCGGACAAGAACGAGATCGACCAGCTCTCGATCGACGACATCGTCTCGATGTGCGAGAATGCCGTGGCCTACGACCGCGGCGCCTGCCCACCCCCGGCGCTGACCAAGCAGGCCCAGTATTACCTGCAGAAGCAGCCCGACTACTCGAAGATGCACGAGACCGGCAAGCACCCCTACGAGGATGCGGCCAACTGGTTCGAGAACCGCCCGTCCCAGGCTGACCACAAGCTGCCCCAGACCTACCTCGACGAGCGCAACACCGGCAATACCCCCGGCGGCACCCCGCGCATCGTCAACGGCGACAGTTCCTTCACCATCGCGGTGAAGGACCTCGTCGGTGCCCGCGACCGCCTCCTGAAGACCCACAACGCGCAGGAGTATCTGGGCCTCAAGCTCAAGGAAATCTCCGAGGCCACCGGCCAGCTCAAGCGCGCCCAGCACATCGCGGCCAAGCAGCTCGAGGCCAAGCTGGCCAACCCGTTGCTCGGCCTCGCGGCCCGTGCTATCCCGGCGGTGGCGTCAGCCATCGGCGCCGCGCCCAAGAAGACTGAGATGCAGGGAGCCGTGGCGTGAACACCCCGGCGACCGAAGCTCTCGAAGCGCGCAAGACCGCGGCTGGCATGGGTGACACCATCCGGTCGGGGCTCTCGCACGCGTGGAAGACCGACCCGGCCAACACCCTGATGGCTGGCGCCACTGCCGCCGGGGCGCTCAGCAGCGTCGCCGCGCCGGTGATTGCCAACATGACGGCGCCCGGTGCCCCCTCCCGTGGCCACAACCAGACCGGCGGCATGATGCCGATGCCCGCCAACTGAGCATGCCCCGCTTCACCGACATCGCGAAGGTCGCCGTCAGCGTCGAGCTCGCGCAGGGTGGCCCCGTGCCTCCGGCGCCGACGGCTTCCGCGCCCTTCGGTGTCGCCCCGCAGCCTGGCCCGTCCATTGGCGGCTCCTCGACCGCCCAGGGTGGATCACCCACTGGCCTGACTGCTGGCGTGGCCCTGCCGCCTACCGGCCCCCTGATCCGCTCGGACCAGGCACAGCCGCAGCCTCGCATGCAGACCACCCAGTCGCTGCCGGAGACCAAGGCCCCAGGTGCGGCGAAAGCCTTCGTACCGAACAAGCAGACGACCCAGCAGGCCCCTGCGCTGCCCAAGCCCAGTGCGGCCCCCGCGGCCAAGCCGGCCCAGCCGACGCTGCTGGCTGGGAAGAAGGCCGGTCTCTACCCCCTCAAGCTCGCGACCGTTCTGGCGCCCGCTGCGCCAGGCCTCCTGAGCCACGTCACCGGCGGCCTGGGGATGCACCCCGAGATGTTCACCGGCGGTGTCGCCAGCAAGGCCCTCGGGGCGATGGACGCCTACGGCCGGGCCAACACCCTGTTCCACATCCCCGAGATGGTGGAGAACGGCGCGGACTGGGTCGGCGACCGCCTGGCCGGGACGCCTGCCAGCGACACCCTCGAGTCCCGCAAGGCTGCAGCCTTTGGCGTGCCGACCGAGCCCCTGCCGGCTGGCACCATGCCCCAGAGCCCGACCAGTGGGTTCATGGACGTGGTCGAGCCGTTGAAGCATCCGATCCAATCGGTAAAGAACTTCGTCTCTGGTCTCGGCGACGAGGCCGATCGGCAGCTCACCATGTCCATGGTGGAGCGGCCGGTCGACGTCCATCAGCGGATGTACCAGACTCACCCGACGATCACCAACTGAGGCGCTATGACCACGCTCGCCACCAAGCTCGCCCGCAATGAAGCCGACCTGATCAGCGCTGCTGCCCAGGGCTCGGAGGTCTTCCATTCGGTGATCTTCCAGAAGCTCGCAGCCCTCAAGCTCGACGTCGATGACCGCCAGGCGATCATGGACATGCTCACCGAAGAGCGCGAGAAGACCGCGGCTCCCGGTGGCTTCGGCATCGGTCACGCGCTTGCCCTCGGCTCGATCCTCGCGCCCATGGCGATCTCCGGCGCGAAGTGGCTGGCCAACCGCGGCTCCTACGACGAGGGCTGGCACAACCTGCAGATGACCGCCCCCGATGTGATCCAGCAGGACCCTGCCCGGGCGAAGTCGATCTATGACCTCCTGCACTCGACGGCGCCGAACATCGCCACCAACCCGGTCGTCGCTGCGGACCTGATGCGCCAGATGACGGCCATGCCGATGGTCGACCTGGGCAGCGTCAAGACGATGTCCGATGTCGGCAAGAACATGGGCGCCATCCAGGACCAGCAGTACGGCGCTGAGAACCAGATGTTCGATCCGCTCGACAAGTACAAGGGTCGGTCGGAAGCGTTCCACATGCTCACCGGCGGCAAGACCGCCTCGGTCAAGCTGGCTGTGCGCCACATCGCCAAGGACGGCACGCCCTGCGTGTTCGACTGGAGCACCCCCGCGATGAAGGAAGCCGGGATCACTGACGCCTTCACCTCGGGCTTCTCCGGCAACGGTTCCACGATGGACCAGGCCAACAACGCCACCCAGATGGAGCAGATGGCCGGCGGCCAGTCGTTGCTCCCGCTGGATGCCGTCGTGCGCGAACTGATCGCCAAGGAGATGGAACTGTCGCAGCGCGAGCAGGTGCTGCAGCAGCAGGAAATCCAGATGCAGCAGGCCATGCAGATGCAGGCCCAGATGGGCGGCATGTACCAGCAGCAGTACGGCGTCGACCCGGCCACCGGCATGCCCACCGGCCAGCAGCCGGAGGCAGGCGCTGAACAGGGCGAGGACCAGGGCGGCGAGCAGGGGCAGGACCCGAACGCTGCCCCCGCCGGCCAGGACCCGAATGCCGCTCCGGCGCAGGACCCGAACGCGGCTGCCGCGCCGGCTGCCCCCGCAGCGGCCCCCGGCCAGGACCCCAACGCCCAGCCGCATGTCGATCCGAACCAGGTCGCTCAGGACTCTGGACAGGGCCAGCCCCTGCCTCCTCCGACCGACGCGGGCGCTGCGCCCGCTAGCGACCCGGCCGCGGCTGCCGCTGCCGGCGCTGCGCCGGCGGGCGGCTCGGCTGCTCCGCCTGCCCAGGGCGAAGAGGGTGAAGACGCCGAAGGCGCCGATGCCGGCGCTGTGCCTCCGGGCGCGGCCCCGACGGATGCCGGAGTTCCCGCCGATCCGTCGGTTGGCGCGGCCCCGCCGGCCGATGTTGGTGGAACCCCGCAGGACGCGCTCATGGCGGCCGGCGGTGCACAGCCTGGCGCCATGGGTAGCCAGGGGATGGTCGCGACCTCCGACGGTCTGCACCTCGAGATCCCGCTGCCCTCGCTGCACATCCACATCAAGACGGCGGACGCGAAGGCCGATCTGGAGCCGCTGGAGAAGGAACGCCAGGAAGCCCTGACCACCTTCAACGATCTGTTCTCCGACATCTTCCGCCCCTGAGGTTGCCATGCTTCTCACGTCACAGATCATCGCCACCAACCTCGTTTTCGCCGGCAGCGTGTCGGTGGATCTCGACTCCCTCGAAGACGCCTACATCAAGGCCTACGGGGAACCGACGATCGAGCTCGGGGGCCTGATTGCCTACGCGCCGCTCAACGCTGGCCCGGACATCCTCCCACTCGACACCGCCGTCGACATCGGCGCGAGTGCGAGCGGCGGATCGTCCGTCGACGTCCCGGGCCTGGGTTCGGGCGGCCTCGATCTCCTCGGCCGCGGCGGGATGCCAGTCGGCAACGCCAACGTCTCCGGGTTCTTCAAGGGCCGGCAGAATGTCGGCACTGACTTCACCCTCGAGGCCCGGCTGATCCTCAGCATCCCCGGCGCTGTGCTGACCTCGCCGGCGCCGGCCGAGGGCCTGGTGCAGGGCTTGGCGATGTTCGAGACCCTGGCCACCGACGGCCCGGCGATCTTCTTCGGCGTCATCCAGCCGAACGGCGGGTCGAAGGAGCTGGCGATCTATCAGCGCGTGACCACCGGCGGAGCCTTGACCCGGCTGGCCGGCCTCGTGCCCGCCAGCTACGAAGGGCTGATGCTCAAGATCGTCCGCACCGGTGCGGCGCTCGCGTTCACCTACTCGCTCGATGGCGGGACCACCTGGCTCGCCCTGTCGGCCGCGGTCGGCGCGACGGCCTCGTCCTACCAGGTCGGTCTGTTCCTGAACAACGGGAGCCAGACCATCGCCGACTCGCTGAACCGGCTGGTGGTCGACAGCACCGTGCTCCGCAAGGGCACCTTGGGCTACTTCACCATCCTCAACGCGGGCACCGCGCTGATCCGCAGCCAGTCGCCGCACCAGTTCAGCCTCGATGGCAAGGTCGATCCCGAAGCCGAGAACAAGGTCAAGGGCTGGCTCACCGTCATCCGGCAGCGGCTCATCGATGCGAAGGCTGCTCTGCTCCTGCAGGAAAACCCGGTCAACGCCGCGACGGCCGGACTGAATACGGAACAGGTGTGAACCAGTTCCCCGCGATCGTGATTCTTGCAGCCAAGACCGCAGCAGCCTGCCACGTCAACAAGCGGCTGCCTGCGATCAAGGACATCACGCGCCCGGCCGGCGCCAAGCAGGCGAATCACATTGCGGCACCAGGGAATCCCCTGTCGGCCCCCACCACCGAGATCCTGCAGACCAACCTGGGTCATGACCCCAACCCGGCCGCGCGCATCGTCCCGATGGATATGAACGGAGGCATGGCCGGAAGCCGTTCAGGCTTCCAGGAAACCCACAACTTCCCGAACATGCTCCCTGGAGCCAGCACATGAGTATCGAGAAGCATGTTTCGACGACCTGGCAGATCGAGAACGTTCTCGACTCAGCCTCCAAGGTCGCGTGCTGGACGCCGCCCACCTACGTCCCGCCCGAGATCCAGGCCTTCATGGACCGGCTCAAGGAGCGTGGCGCTGATCCGCGCTTCACCTATGTCCACATCATCGCGATGACGGACGGCGATTACTATGGCCAGAACCTCAACGGCGACGTCTTCACCACCGATGAACTGACGGGCACTCAGTCGGCGATGGAGTCAGCGAAGAACACCGGCGATCTGGCGAACGTGCAGGTCCCCCGGTACAAGACCTTCGAGCAGGCCAAGTTCTACCGCAACCATGCTAATGGGCCGACTGACCCCTATTATGGCGACGTTCCCTGCGCGGCATGGAACGACCCGATGCGCCGCGTCGAGCTGATCATCCGCATCGCCAAGCGTCCGGTGCCCGAGCTGGGCATGCAGGACGGCAAGGACATCATCATCAAGCTCGACCGTCGTGGTTACATCACGGTCAGCATGGGAACCCGCATTTCATACGAGCAGTGCTCGATCTGCGGTAACACCAACGAGTTCCTCCACGATCGCTGCGAACACCTCGCCAACCAGATGAACGACGTCCTGCCGGACGGTCGGGTCGTCAGCGCGAAGAACTTCGGCATGCGGTTCTTCGATCTCAGCGACGTCGGCGTCCCAGCTGATCCTGGCGCCTATTCACTGGCGAAAGTCGCATCGCCCGACGGATCGCCCCACCTTCCGCCCAACGTGGCCTTCGACGCTGATGGCTACGCTGAATGGCGGAACAAGCACAGCGAGCTGACCAAGCATGTTCCCTGCTCCGACCCTATTGCTGATCTGCTGCCTGTCGCTGACGCGACCCGTCGGACAGCTGACGAGCCTGCCGCTTATTCGGTCGATGAGCTGAAGAAGGCCGTCTACGAGGCCCAGGGTGACATCGACGTCGTCCTCTCGACGGCCGCCGCTGCTGGCATCGTTTTCTCACCGACCGAGCTGTGCACGATCACGGCGCTGACCGAGCCTGACAAGATGGCGTCTGCGTCTTTCCAGGGCTTTCGGACCATCACCTTTGACAAGGTCGCGAGGTCGGTGTACGATGTGCTCCGTTCCAAGTTCGCCGATCGTTCTGGCTTCGTGGCTCCATGCTACGCCAGGGGGTGGGAACCGGCGAAGTTGGCTGAAGAGGGACACACGGTCGTCGCGGACTACTACGCGTTCTACCGAGACGCCCTCCGCTCTTTGTCGCGCTCGACGTTCGTCAAGGCTGCTCACCGGCTCCCGTACTTGCGGGAGGTGGTCGACGCCGGAGGCGATCCCAAAGCAGCGATGAACCACCTGGCGTACGCGGGAATCCTCCCGTGACGCATCCCGCTTCCCAACCCCCTCTCCTCTGAGGAAACCATGTCGACCCAGACCCTCGCCTCCTACCTCAAGACCGCCGGCGTCAACGTCGCCCCCGCGGCCAAGACCGCTGCCGCCGCTCCCGCGCCGGCCGCTGCCGCCCCGGCTCCCGCCGCGGCCCCCGCGGCCAAGACCGCTGCCGCCGCTCCCGCGCCGGCCGCTGCCGCCCCGGCTCCCGCCGCGGCCCCCGCCAAGACCGCCGGAACCGAAGCCCCGAAGGCCGATGTGCTCTACAACCCCGAGGCCCTCAAGACCGCCGAGCAGAAGTGGCTCCTCAAGGAACAGGGCATCCTGGTCCTCGACCCCACCAAGGCTGCCTCGCTCGTCGCGGGCATGCGCAAGACCGCCGAGGAGTCCAAGAAGGCCGAACTGAACAAGTTCGCCGCCGAGATGGAAGCCCGCGGCGTCCTGCAGTTCCACGGCATGATGAAGGAAAGCTGCGCCATGCAGCTCGCCAGCGGCGAAGCCAAGCCCTTCGACGTCATCAAGACCGCGGCCTGGACCGGCTGCTCGGTGCAGGACATCATCACCCGCGCCAACGAGCTGAAGAAGATCGCCGAGCTGGCCGCCGCCAGCGGTGAGGCCGCCTTCTTCGGCACCGAGCGTGGCCGCGCCGCCCGCGCTGACGACAGCGAGGTCATGCGCGCCGCCGAGCGGAACCAGAACACCACCGCGTTCGAGCCCGAGGCCGTCGCCGGCACCCGCGCCGCGACCCGCGGCACCGATGCCAAGGAGCTCCGGTTCCAGGAGACCGTGACCATGCCCAACAACCCGGGCCTGAACCACGGCCAGCAGACCGACAACGGCAAGAGCGGCGTCTAACGCCCTCACCGTGATCGCTGCTTGAAGCAACGCGTCGGCCCCGGATCATTCCGGGGCCGATTCGTTTCTGATCCCCGAACACCCGGAGCCCACCATGCCTCACGACGTCACCCACCGCATGATCGAACCCTCGGAGTTCTACCGCGCTCAGCTCGCGGCGAACAAGGTGGCGGCCTGTCCCGAAGACATCGCCAAGTTCGCGGCAGCCCGGGGCATCCCGATCCACACGGCCAAGCTGGCCAAGCTCTACTTCGAGCAGCTGGCCCTGGACGGCGTCCGCTATGCCTCGGAAGACGAGCGCGCCGAGGACGCGATCAAGATGGCCACGGCCTACTTCGATCAGGCCGAGGAAGTCGCCAAGACCGCCGCGGCCGTCGCGGACCTGGCGCTCACGAAGCTCGCGGCCATCGCCGAAGAGCTGATCAAGACCGAAGGCATCACCGGCGTCACCGTCTCTGAGCTGCTGAAGATCGCGTCGCTGCAGAACGATTCGAAGCATGAGTTCGAGATGATCGAGGCCACCAAGGCCGCGGGCCTCAAGCTCTCGGCGGCGAAGATCAAGATCACCGACGCGAAGCTCGCGAACGTCGTGGTCAGCAATATCCCGCGCGAGAACCTCTACGTCGGCGGCGTGGTCACGCCCGAGAGCCTGCGTCCCGACGCGGCCCAGATGCTCGCCAAGCACCTCGGCTACGAAGGCGAGAACCCGGCCCAGCTGGTCGGCCAGCAGTTCGGCGTCCCGCACGACGACCCGATGTTCCGCGAACATCTGCACGGCGTTCTCCAGCACGGATACAACACGCCTGGCTCGACCGTCGAAGGCGCGGCCAAGTCCTACCTGTCGAATGCGCCGAGCCAGGGAAGCTGGGCTGCGCGCAACTCGAAGTGGCTGCTCCCGACGGGAATCCTCGGCGCCGGTGCGGCCTACCTGCTCTACCGGCACCTGAAGAACAAGGACAACGAGAAGCAGCAGCAGCTCATGGCTGCGATGGCCCGCCGGCCGCAGCCCGCCATGGGCTGAGCCTTTCCACGGCGGTTTTTCGACGTATCCTTGCCCCAGGACTACACATGATCAACGCACGTCAGTCCCTCGATCTCCTGCTCTCCAGCGACAAGCTCGACGGTCTCCTCGCCGCTGCGCGATCCAAGGTCGCCAACATCGAGAAGAAGAAGCATCCTGCGGGCTGCACCGGCAAGCAGGCTTCAGAGCTGGCTGATCACGTCGAGCAGGTGAAGGAGATGAGCGCGAAGGCCGTGAAGGAACTTCGCGAAGCCCTGCAGGCGAAGTCCGCGCAGCGCGCTGAGAAGGTCGCCATCGTCCGTCACCTGCTTCACTTCGGCTCGAAGATCCAGCCCACTGCTGCCTGATCATGAGCCGAACCCACGCGATCTACGCGCACGTCAAGACCGCGGCTGGTGCCAAGGGGCCAGCTGTCAGCCACCACTTCGCTGGCGGCGAGAACAAGCGTGCAGCCGCCGCGCTTCAGGACTACGTCAACTCGCAAGTCAAAGCACCGGCGAAAACCGCTGCAGCTGCATCGACCGTGGCGACGGGCTTGCAGCTTCGCGACGTTCTGGTATCTTCCTCTCTGTACGACGCCGGGAATGACATGCGAACCCTAGCGGGCAAGGTAGCAGCGACCCAGAGTGGCTCCGCTGAGATCGACCCCTCGAAGATCGCATCCGCAGTCCTGGCGATCGACCGGCTGACCTCCTTGGTTGGCGACCTGCAGCAAGCACACGATTCCAGTGTGAAGGTTGCGGCGGCGCTGGCGGGTGCGGTGAAGCTGGCTCAGGATGGCGTGATCGACGTCGAGGACATCTTCGACATCGCTCGCGAGTCGATCGAGCGGGGCTCGGTCAAGCTCTCCACCATCGACGAGCTGTTCAATGAACAGCCTGGCGAACTGGTGGGAGACGAAGCCCCCGAGGCTGTCAAAGCAGCCACTGGACGCCCGGTTCCGGGCTTCGGTGATGCGAGCGGCCCGCACGGTTCGACTGACATCCTGACAGCAACTCTTCGTGGCCTCCGCCACTGAGCTGCTGAGGCCCTTCCCCGTTCGTCCACCCCGTTTCCCCACAAGGAACATCCGTCATGTCAGTCGAACTGCTGACTCCGTTCTCCATGGTGAACCGCCGCACCGCCATCAAGGGTGCCAACGATGTCCTCACGGGCCGTTGGATCCAGCTTGATGGTGCCGGCAAGGTCACCGCCTCCGTCGATCCGACGAAGGGCGACAGCTACCTCGCGCTCGAGGGCAACCTCCTGCACACCGGTGGCCCCGCCGACTTCTCCGGCGCGGCGTCCACCGTCTTCACCCGTCTCCCGTCCTCGGACGCGGTCGGCGCCCTGGGCATCGCCTACGGCATCTTCCGCTACCATGTGGGGCCGGAAGGCGTGCTCCAGTCGGATGCGGGTTTCGCCCCCGGCGTTCCCGTCTATCTCGACTCGGCTGGTCGCCTGATCACGACCGCCGGCTCCGCGCTCAAGGTGGGCGTGGTTGAGTCCGTCGTCGGTTCCACGAACGCGTGGACCGACATCACCATCCGCACCGTCAGCCAGTAAGGAGGCCACGTCATGGAACTCGACCTCTTCAAGGCCGACACCGAAACCTTCATCAAGGAGGTCTCGGGACCGAACCAGGCCAAGGTGGCGGAAGCCGCCGGTCTGTTCATCGCCCAGAAGCTGCGTGAGCGTTCGTTCGCTCGCCAGATCATCACCCCGCGGGTCGTGACCCGCATGGACCTGCAGGTCGACACCGACCACGACCAGCTCATCTTCATCGATGAGAAGGAAGTGAACGTCGGCCCGGCCAAGGCCATCAACTTCAAGGCGGAGCCGGACGGCCGGTACGTCACCACCCCGCGTTACAAGATCCCGATCTTCGAGATCGCGAGCGACATCTACGCCAAGAAGGAGATCGAACTCCTGGCGTCGACCCAGCCCGTGACCAAGCTGATCGAGGAGAACACCGTCCGCGAGATCGAGGAGACCGAGGACAGCTACTTCCTGCAGTACGTCGACGCGGCGGCTGCGGCCAGTGGCAACCTCATCACCTACTCGACCGGTGCGGGTGGTGCGCTGACCAAGGGTGCGCTGAAGGCCGGCATGAACCTGATCGACAGCAAGCGCCTCCTGGCTCGCACGGTCCTGCTCAGCAAGGTGACCTTCAACGACTTCATCACCATGACCTATCAGGACCTCGGTTCTGATCTGCTCAAGGAGGTGACCGTCGAGGGCTACCGCTACTACAACTTCGGCGGCCTGAAGCTGATCGTCTCGATCAAGGACAACCTCTTCCAGCACCCCACGCTGACCCTCGCCTCCGGCGACAAGGCCCGCATGGTGTACTTCTTCGCCGAGGAGAAGGCGCTGGGCCGGTTCCTGGTCCTCGATGCCACCAAGTTCGGTCTGCGTCGTGTTTTCACGACCATCGAATGGTTGGGGTGGGAGTTTATTGGCATGGGCCTGGGCAATACCAATGCCGTCGCTCGTGTCACTCTTTTGGACTGAACCTCGCGCAACCGCGTGAGCCACAAGAGCTTAGGAACCCGGCCGGTAACGGCCGGGTTTCTTTTTGACTTTCTTGATTCGTTGGATATGGTCTAGGTTAGTCACCAAGACCACGAAAGGTCCCCATGATCCTCACCACTGTCCAGAAGTGGAACGTCCTCGGCCTTTGTCTCAGCTGCGGCGGCGTGCGCGACAACCACACTACTCGCTGCACTAGCTGCAAGACCAAGCACGGAGAACAGAATCGTCTTCGCCATCGCTCCCTCGCAGCCGAGCGCAAGGAGCAGGGACTGTGCACGCATTGCGGCAAGCCCGTTACAGGGGCTTCCCGTTGCCCGGACTGCGCTGCTAAGCATGCAGAGTCTAACAAGAAGAGCCAGAAGTCCCGGACGTCCTCGTGGGACAAGGCGGGACTCTGCATCCAGTGCGGCAGCCCCCGCGACAATGACACCAAGCGGTGCACGGCCTGCCAGGTCCAGCACAACCTCGAGACCGCCGAAGGCAATAAGGCTCGGCTGGCCCAGCGTGCCGCTGACGGCGTGTGCACCGGTTGTGGGGGACCTCGCGATCAGACCCACACGAAGATGTGCACGAAGTGCCTCCGTGAATACGCGTCCCGGAACTACCGCTCGCGGGCTATCGCGAACGAGAAGGTCGGCGTCTGCCGCCGGTGCAGCCGCCCTGTCATTTCTACCGAAGCTGGGGTGTGCGCGTACCACTTCGCGTACGCCATCCTTCACAACTTCATGGGCGCTGTCCCCTCAACTACCGTGGAGGCCGTTGCGGCCAAGCTCGAAGCCCAGGAGTTCAAGTGTGCTCTGACGGGCGTCCCGCTCGTCCCGGGGAAGAACGCGAGCCTCGACCATGTCCTCCCGCGCACCAAGTACCCGGAGCTGGCCACCGAGCTGACGAACCTCATCTGGGTCGACCACGCGGTCAACGTCATGAAGCAGAACATCACGCCCGAGGATCGCATGCTCGACGTCCTGTTCGCCCCTGCCCTCGTGGCCCGCATTCGCGAACTCGCTTCCAAGGTCATTCGTCCCCAATAAACTCAACGTTCTATGAAAGCCATATTCTGGATCGGCAAGGTCGGCTTCTTCGGCACTCTCGTTCGCCTGTTCAAGCGTGACGGGATCAGCCACTCCGCCCTCTTGTTCTCCGACGGCTTCTGCGGCACGTCCCAGCCCGGCCGTGGCATCGTCCTCTACAAGCTCGCGCCGTTCAACACCGCTGACTGGTTCATCATCGATCTCCCCTGCACACCTGAAGAAGAAGCCCGGGTGCGCTCATTCTTCGAAGTCGATGAGGCCGGCTGCAAGTACGACTGGCGCGGGATCGCCTTCTGCCAGGTGCTGCGGTGGGGCTGGCACTCGAACACGAGGTGGTTCTGCAGCGAGGCATGCCTCGCGGCCCTGCAGCGGATCTACACAGCACTGCAGGGGCTGAAGCCTTGGTACGTCGATCCTGCAGACCTCGCGACTGTGCTCGATGAACGCGTCGTCCCTCTCAATCGCACGGCAACACGCGTCGGTTGACCCACTGGCATCTTGCTCATATCCTACCTCCTGTTCGGATGCTAAGCTGCTCGAGGCCGCAGCCCGTCCTTCACGGGCTACGGCACGAGCCGTCCGCATCCATTACAGAGTAGGATTCTCATGCGCGATTTCGACATCCCGAACGTCCTGAAGGTGAAGAACCCTGGACCTGAGACCTTCAGCCTGGCGGGGCTCTTCAGCCTTCCTCCTGGCAAGGTCACCGACGTGCACCTCGGAAAGCTGCATGACAGCCACCGAGCGGCCGCGTACTCCTCGGTGCTCAACAGCATCGCTGGCGGCGTGATCGAGTTCGTCAGCGGTCCCGAGAACTTCAAGCTGCCGACGTCGGTGGCTAACGCGATCTCCCGTCGGGAGAAGATTGATGCCGACGGCATCGTCGATGCTCAGCGCAAGGCTGAAGCACTGGCCAACCGGCCGGACGGCACGCCCACGCTGCCGACCATCAAGCCGCCCAGCCAGCAGCCCGTCATCGCCGTGTCCGTCCCGCCTGCGAGCAACCCGGTCGGCAGCGCGAGCGACGAAGCCTTCGTCCCCCCCCCCCCCCCCACCCCCGCCTCCCCGCCCCCCCCCCCCCCCCCCCCCCCCCCCCCCCCCCCCCCTCC